ATGGATATAAATAAAAACTGCTTGTATGATATGGAGTTCATACATGAACAGATAGCAAAAGTCCTTGCAAAAATAAAAATATGCGATGATTCTGTTAATAAAGATGAACTGGAGAAAAAGATTGTCCGCTATTATACAGACAAATTTGATTCGTTTGCAGCGGAGCATTTCCAGTATGATTTTATTGACCTATTCTGCGGTGCTGGTGGCTTATCGGTTGGACTTGAGCAAGAGGGATTTCGCCCTATTATAGCTGTCGATAAGGACTTAGCAGCATTATTGACTTATCGATTCAACCGACCTTGGTTAACAGAGGAAAACCTTATTCATGATGATATTAGAGAACTTGTCGGAAAGGATATATTCCCCCATGTTCCGGTTATTGTGGGTGGTCCTCCTTGTCAGGGGTTTAGTGTTGTAAATAAACATAAGAAAGAAAATGACGAACGCAATGCCTTATACAAGTTCTATGTTCATGCCGTGAAGCAGTCACGTCCTAAACTTTTCTTAATGGAAAATGTTGAAGGGATTTTGAAACTGTATAATGAAATTCAAAGTGATTTTGCAAATATCGGTTACACCGTATGTGAACCACTTATTTTGAGTCCTAAAGATTTCGGTTTTCCGCAAAGCAGGAAGCGAGCATTCATCTTAGGCATTAATAATGACTACGAGCATATGACGAGTGAATTGTTTTCAATATTTAAAGAAACGGTTCTTAGTAAAATGCAGGGTCCTAAATACACCCTTTGGGATGCCATTTCTGATTTGCCAGAACTTGAGGCTAAAACGTTGAAAAATTCCACTCATGTGGAAAGCAAAAAATGGGGCTATACGGTAGCGGGAATTTTTGGCACATCAACTGAGTATACTCAGCTGATAAATGAGGGCATCCCAGTTCAGAGACCACTACTAAACCATCGTTCCAAATATAATAACGAAAGAGACATTCAAATTTATCAATTACTGAAACCCGGTGAAAAATCAGATGCGGAAAGTATCCAGGAAATTAATCCGTATAAAAACCGAGCAGATATCTTTAGAGATAAATTTGACAAACTTGTGGCAGATGAACCTTGTAAGGCTATTACTGCACATATGTATTATGACTGCAATATGTATATACATCCATATCAGGCAAGGGGACTTACTCCACGTGAGGCTGCTCGTGTTCAAGGTTTCCCAGATGACTATTTCTTTTTAGGGTCACCTAATGAATGGTACAGGCAGATAGGAAATGCAGTGAGTCCGCTTATGGCGAGAGTTTTGGCTAACGGGTTAAAGTGCGTATTGAAAAGGATGAATGTAGATGAGTGAAGAAATAAGATACTTTGATTGCTTTGCAGGTATTGGTGGTTTTCACTGTGGCGTGCAGAGAATCAAGAGTAATAGGTATAAGTTTTCTCACACTGCATATTGCGAAGTGGAGAAAAATGCACAGAAGGTATATGAAAAAGCCTGCTGTATAGGAAATATACAAAAAATTGACGATGTGAAAGATATCCGTACCCACAGAAATCCTGATGGTATACTTGTTAACGACTTTGATGTTTTGTTTGCGGGTTTTCCATGCCAATCCTTTTCTAATGTAGGATATAGAAAAGGATTCGATGACCCACGTGGACAGTTATTCTTCTATATCCTTGATATGCTGGATTTTTATAGACCGAAGTATTTTGTATTGGAAAATGTCCAAAAGATACACACCATTAAGGGCGGTGGTCTTTTGGATGAGATGAAGCAGGCCTTACAAGATATTGGTACAGGCTACATTTTGCATACATGGGATTTGCTCGCATCTGACTATGGTTTACCACAGAAACGTAATCGTATTTTCTTTTGTGGAGTGAGAAAAGATTTGGTAAGTGAATTGCATCTTGCACCACCGCCAAAGATTGACTTAAAAATGGCGAAGTATCCAACAACATGGCATCTTCTGGAGAAAGGCGAAGTTGACCCAAAACACTATATACCGAGTGGTTCCAGAAAAACGATACTGACCAAGCCACATAATTGGCAGGGTGATGTAAATATCGACAATCCGATTGCACGTCCGCTGACAGCTACGATGTCAAAGTGGCATAGAGCAAATCAAGACAATTATTTTAGCGATAGCTATATTCACGGCACAGAACCTTATGTAAGACCTTCCGTTGATATAGAAAATGAGCCGATTCGTAGGATTACACCTTTGGAAGGATACAGATTGCAGGGATTTCCGGATGAATATGCAGATATTGCAAAAGAGTTAGGAATTTCATATTCGGCACAATACAAATTGATTGGGAATGCGCTTCCTGTTGATTTGGCTACTGCGGTAATAAAATATTTTATGGATAATGTCTTTGATTCTATGGAGGAGGTAAAACATGGCAAGTAATGATATGAATGTTCAACAAAACGGCTTTGATGCAAGCCTCGCCATATTGAAGGACACGTTATCGTATGTCGAGGATGCAACTTTTAAATGGAAAGATGTCATCAGTGTTTTAGTAATTAAATTAAGCAATACTGATAGTATCAATAAAGCAAACGAGGCCAGCAATGCTACCCAGATTCAATTAACAAGCGAAAGAGATGCATCTGCGGGGCAGAGAAAAACTGAGGATTTCTTTCCTACTCTTACATTGAATTCAACGTTCAAAGGGTGGAGAATTGGTGTTCCGGTTAGGTTAAGCAAAAAGAATCTTGAAGCCTTGGGTGTGGATACAACGGAGTTTAGTACAGATTGGGAAAAGGATCAGGTTCAGATTCGCAGGCGAATTTTAAATGCTGATGAACACGGAAATGGTAATCCGACACTGCAGATTTGTTATGGCGACGACCTAATGCCTTTGAGAAAGGCGTTAGGTGTTGACGATTACATTGTTTTTATCAAAAGGAAAGATGCTTCTGTATATGAGGCTTTTGGTGTTTTTAAGAACATTGATTTGGGCAAAGGAAAGAAAATGTATGTCTCCGACAAGGCAGATAAAGACAGTACAAATTTTGGCTTAACGGATATTACTATCGAGACAGACGAAGATACATACATAAACGAGTACGAAAAGGCTGCCAGATACCTGCAGTCCTACGTTTCTGAAACAGGCTTGGATATTTCTACGAAAAAGGAAGATCTGGAAACTATACTGGCGGAGTTTACATCCAAGTTTTCTCCAGAGATTTTGGCGTCGTTGCCAGATGAAGAACTGCTGAATTATCTGTTCTACACTGTTGGTGAGAATCAAGATTCACTTTGCTGTTGGCTTGAAATGAATAAGGATTGCCGACAGCACTTTGGCAGCATTTCCGGTGGGTCTGCATATAAATTTGGTCTGTTCCAAAAGCAGAAAACTGGAGAATGGACAACAGGAAGCCCTCAGAAGCCGCAGGTTCTTACAGAAGATGAGGCTTTGGAACTTGGTCGCAACATCCGAGATGCATTGGTAAAAGCGGCAGGGATTGTTCAGAACGCAACACTCGATTCCCTTGCAGATTATGAGCAATTGGATACAACACTTTGGAATGAAGTCGGTGAGCCATACTGCAATTGGGGTTGGTTCCATAAGTATCTGGCTATGGTTTGCCCAGATAAGCTGAGTTGTTTCCATTCTTCTGATTGGCAGCGCCACATTCTTTATGCATTAAAAATCAAGCCGAGTGATAAATACTTTACTCGTAGCGGTCAGTTGGCCATGATTTCTAATTATGCAGGATGGTACTACGGTGAGTTCAAAGATGTGCTGTTTGAACGCTTTGGTGGAGACATCATCCAGTTCGTGAGAGTCGGCACTTCTGATGATACTCAGAATTATGCAGCAGAATGGAATCAGAAATCTGTAGTAGGTATCGGTTGGAGAGATATCGGTTCTCTTGAGGATTATGTTGCGGGTGAAGGTCTTGATAAAGGTGCAATCACTGAGGCATTAAAGGAAAAATTCGGTTATGCCGAAAATGTCGCATCTCGCAAGGCAGGTGAACTCATCCGTTTCTACAAGACTGATTCAAGCACTGTAGTAGTCGCAATGGACGGCGAAAGTCTATTAGCCTTTGTTGATGGTATTGGGAATTATTTCTATGACCCAACATCGGCAATGGCAAACATGAAGCCTGGCACATGGCATCGTAATTTTGCATCCTGCGAACATCTTCCTGTAAAGTCTGAAGGAAAGCTGACATCATGCTATCCTCTGACCGATGAGGAAAACTTGATGTTCCTGTATGATAGATACTATTACGGTAGCGAAGAAATCATCGATGAAGTTGATGAAATCGAGTTTGATAATCCAGAAGAACGAAATAAGCGTAATTTCCGTGCGTGGATGGAAACACAGGTAAAGCCAGAGGGCGATTCCGATGCCGGACAGCCTTATACGGCAAATTCCATCAATCGGTATGTGAGTAACATCTCCAACACTCCGCTCCCTTCCCATGAGGGACACAGCGTATTCTATACGGATGCTGTGATAGAGGTACAGGATTGCTTGGTTGTGTTGGAATCATCTGAAAAGAAAAATAATACCCAGAAAAGTGCCGTTAAGAAATATTTGATGTACTTGATGGCTTTACAGGAGGTCAATATGCCGCTGATATACAATACAGATTTGCCAACTAAATACGAGAGAAATCGCATTGTCTTCGGCGCACCTGGTACCGGTAAGAGTTTCAATTTGAAGAGGGACTGCGAAGCGTGTCTGAAGGATACAGAAGGTTCTTATGAGCGTGTAACATTCCATCCGGATTACACCTATTCACAGTTCGTTGGAACATATAAACCCGTTTCTGACGGTACTGCTATTCGCTATGAATTTGTACCGGGACCGTTTATGAGGGTTTATGTTGAGGCAATGAAGAGTGCCCGTTCCCTAAATCCGCAGCCTCATATTTTGATTATTGAAGAAATCAACAGAGCCAAGGTTGCTGCAGTATTCGGTGATGTGTTCCAGTTACTTGACCGTGACGAGGATGGTGTCAGTGAATATGAAATCCAGACCTCTGAAGATATCAGAAAGTATCTGGCAGCAGAACTAAAATGCGATATTGCTATGTGCAAGAAAATCAAGATTCCGAATAATATGTTCATTTGGGCAACTATGAACAGTGCTGACCAAGGCGTGTTCCCTATGGACACCGCTTTCAAGCGTCGTTGGAATTTTGAGTATCTTGGCATCAACGAAAATCAAGACAAAATCAAAGGTCGCGTTACGGTTGGAAACACCACTACGCAGGAGATTGAATGGAATGTTCTCAGACGTGCGATTAACGAGAAACTCGCCAAGGAGTATAAGGTAAACGAAGATAAACTGATGGGACCGTTCTTCATTTCCAAGCGTGTGCTGAAGACTGTTAGCGAAGAGGACGATACTATTATTGATGCAGCTCGTTTTGTGGATGTATTCAAGAGCAAGGTAATCATGTACCTCTATGAAGATGCGGCTAAACAGCATAAGCATAAGTTGTTTTCCGGTTGCGAGGATACCACAAAGTATTCTGCCGTTTGTGACAGCTTTGATGAAATCGGAATCCAGATCTTCGGAGAGGATTTTGAGGAGGTTTATTACAATTCGCAGAAGGGATGATAGGATATGGAAATGAAGATTCGTTCTCGCTACGTCCGAGAACAGCAGCGTTATACCAAGAATCAGCTGCGTACTCTTTTCGCCTATGATGATATAGGTGTAGAAAAATTCATAAAAAGCCTAAAGTCCTATGGTATTTTAAAGACTGTTGCGAACACTGCGGAACAGAAAGAATTGACAGACCTTGTCGATGAAGATGTTCAAGTGGTCGATGAGACTGCCGGAAATGATGACTGTTACTATGTGTTTACATATGTTGGTGTCATTACCATCGGAAATCGTGTAATAAAGGTTTATCCGAAGTATATTCTTTCTGAAAATGAACCGCTTACAAGGATGAAGCAGGTTGTGAAAGTTCTTGAACGCTACAGTCATTCTGAGGAGCAAATTATAAATCTGTTTAATGGTGACGGAGATAACCGCAGTTTTAATATTCTTGCGGTTATCCTGTACCTTTTGAACGACTACTACGAGTACGGCGTTTATAACAACAGTGAGGACATTTTGGAAGTCAATGGCGAAGGCGATATTCTGTGGAACAGAACCATCGATGATGGTTTTGCTATTATTGAAGAAGGTCGTCCGTATTATACAGAACTGATTACACATAGGTCAGTGGAAGATGATATGGATTATTTCAAGCGTCTGCATGAGTGCGTACTTACAGAATGCTCCAAGCAGCTCCAGGATGCTGGATTGGAAGAATTGTTTGAAATGGATTCTGTCTCCTTGAGTGATGAAACCTTGGAGGATTTTGGCGAAAAAGAATACATTCTTGAGCGTATCATGAAAGAGTTGAATGTCCAGTTCAATACGCATCGGCAAATTCTGCTGAAAACACTGTATACCTACATTTCGCAGGACAGAAAAATGCTTGAAGAAAATCAAGGTATTAGTATGTTCGGCACAACTGCATTCCATGCAGTTTGGGAAAAGGCTTGTGCGGCCGCATTCGGAAACAAACTGGATGTTGCGATAGGTCAATTGCAAATGAAAGAGCCATTGGCAGCGGGATATAACAAGAAAACCAAGTTGATAGATTTGGTCGAAAAGTCAAAATGGTGTGGAGAGGGATTTATGCATGAACCCAAGGACACCCTTATTCCCGACCTCATTACAATCAATGAGTACAGCGGTCAGGACTGGTTCATCATATTCGATGCCAAATATTATCTGATTCAGCTTGAGAAGGGTCGCACATTAAGGGGTAACCCTGGTGTGGGCGACGTAGTTAAGCAGTATATGTATCAGTTGGCATATAAGAAATTCTTGGCAGACCACCACATTGCGGTCGTTAAGAACTGCTTTTTGATGCCGACCGAAGGAAACGAAATAGTAAACAAAGGGAAAGCAAAATTGGAAATGCTTTCCGAATTAGGACTGGAGGATATCCAGATACGTCTGATTCCGGCTGATATGCTTTTTGATTGCTATTTGAGCCGAAAGAAAATAGCTATCGAAAAACTGGAGTTGTAGCAGACATCTTACCATGAAGATAATTCGTTTAAAGGAGGCGAGTGATTTATGCGTACATTTAATTATGCTGCGTATGCGCGGACAATTGAATTGGGGATTGCAAGTCCCAACATGACCAAAATCGCACAGGCTCTTTTTGAACCTATTATCAGTCATGAAGGTGTTGTTAATCATCGTGGAAACCTATACACTATAGACCCCAAACAGGCAAAAGCGTGGTATGAGCAGACAAAGGGGATTCCTGCAAATATTAAAACTGCTGCAGGCTTGCCGGATATTGTGAACTCTATTGGAGATTACTTTTCGGAACACATTATTGATGAACTTATCAATCAGATGAAGGAAGCCGCTATGTATTCTGCGATGCTTTCTCTGATTCATGATTCTGACCTTGGCGATGAAGCAAAACAGGAATTGATACAATGTTACGAAGATGGTGATAGAGCGGAATTCCTTGGACGAGCGTTTCTGTATGCCTTGGTTGGCGACAACTTAAAGAAAGACCCCGATGTTGAGGTTTTTCCTGTGGACGAGGATATCCGTACATTTAAGGAATTAATCAAGAAGAGCCACAAAAAGCCGGAAAAGATAACTCCGCCGGATGAAATCGAAGACCACGAACTTGGTTATGTGCAGGAACTATATAAGGTGTACCATGAAGAAACCGGAGAAGAATATGCGCGTCCCGCAGATCTGGATTCGCAACCGAAATTGAAGAGGGATTTCAACAGGCAACGCAAAGATTACTATAGCGCAGAAACCATACGCCGTGAACTTAGAGATACCATCCGACAGGACGAGGCAGAAGGCTTTGATATCCTAAAGGATGAGATGTATGATGGCGTCATCACGACACGGGATAAGGATTACGACAGTAGTTTCAAGAGGCTTACCGCTGTTATGGAACACGCTACAGAAGTTCCGATTTCTCGTAACTTACAAGACCGTCTTTTGGATTGGGTCGGACCAGGTGAGAAAAAAGGTGTTTGTCATATGCTTGTAAATGATGAGCGCTTGACCTGGATGGAGGACGACGATGACTGCTAAATTATTTAATTCGACATTTGAAATGGAACTGAGGATTTTACTCCTCCTTTTAGAAAGTAACGGCGGACAATACACGGTTGATAGGATTGTTGCTCTTGATTTTATCACTTGCTATTCGGCGGATTTCAGCCTTCCCTACGGAAACTTGCACGGAGAGAACAGTTATAAGTTTGGGGAGATGTCTAACAGGCGTCTGTTGGCACAAGAGGCCGTGAAAGAACTGGTAACAAAAGGCTTTATTACGGTTGCGGTAGATAAGGGATATTACTTCTCAATATCTGACCAAGGTAAAGCATATGCTAAAAAGTTCAAGAGCGCCTATGCAAAGGAATACAAGACCATTGCAAAGGCAGTAATCAAAAAATACAGAAAGGACAGTGACGAGGGCATTCTGGCAGAAATCCAATCTCACTCGATTATGTCACTTAAGGTATAAACGATGTTTTACATAAAAAGAATCACCCTTGTTACTGGTAACGGCATCCAGTCTTCAGTGGAGTTTGATGCCGGACTGAATATTATTTATGGCGAATCCAATACAGGAAAGAGCCTTATTGTCGATTGCATTGACTATATATTTGGTGCTACCGAGCATCGCTTCGAGCCTAAATTGGACTTGAAGGAAATCCGTATGTTGTTGGATGTTGATGGTAATAGCCTTACTATGGCAAGAAAAATTGACAGCAATGATGTCGAAGTTTCCAGCTTGGTGCCGGAGATTGATAGTGACACCTATAAAACGGGCAACGCTAAAAAGAGCATAAATAGTGTTTGGCTACACCTTATGGGTATTGAAGATGAAGTTAAAATCATCCAGACACTGACAGGAAAATCGCAGAGGCTTACACTACGAACCTTCTACCACACATTGCTAATTGACGAACAGCGCGTTCAAACAGTAAACAGTGTGCTTTCCTCTGGCATTGGTTACAATAAAAAAGTTGGCATTCCGGTATTGTCATCCCTATTGTATTTTGCGACAGCTAATAACTACCTGCCGGATGAGGCAGGAAAAAACAGTGCCACTCGTAAGGAACGCAAGGACGCTGTAAAAAGGTTTGTCGACAGAAGTATGTCGAAATTGGCGGAAAAGAAAATCTCTGAATTACAGAACCTATCCAAAGAATCCCCTGCTGAAATTCAGCAAAAAGTAGATCAGGTTCTGAATGCGATAGGTGCTGCGGAAGGTGCGCTTGAGGAGGCTACAAGCCAAAGTCGTACCCTTGCAGATAAAATTATCGAGATTGATAATCAGATTGCAGAATGCAGGGTTTTGAAAAATCGAAATGCATCCCTTCAGACACAATATGACTCCGATATTAGAAGGCTTACTTTCATCGTGGAGGGTGACATTCACGGTGAGGATATTCCTAAATTAGACCATTGCCCATTTTGTAATGGCGAACTTCCAAAGGGCAAAGAAGAATCCTGCATGGCTGCGGCAGTAGCGGAAGTGGCAAAAATAGAAGCTCAAATCCGTGATTTACGCTCTGTCCAAGAATCTATTGCAGCGGAAATGAAGGAGTTAGCAAGCGTCAGAAGTGCTTTAGTAGAACAACGCAGACAGATAGACACACGCATTCGTGCTGAATTACGTCCGCAGATATCGGATTTGCGTTCCCACCTTGCTGACTACACATTGGCATTAAATCAATATAAAGCCAAGGAATTGATAGAGTCCTTCAGTGATGTGTTAGTTAGTGAATTGAAGGTAACTGAGGAAGAAGAATCCTTGGTTGTTAATGTGAATGTTCCGCAAAAATTCAATGATGTATTTAAGGACAAGTTGAATAAAATTTTAAAGAGTCTTTTGGAAGAGTGTAATTATCAGAACTTCACGGGTGCGCGTTTTGATTCTGATGATTATGATGTGGTTGTTAACGGACATCTCAAGAAAAGTCAAGGTAAAGGATTTAGAGCCTTCCTTAATACAATTTTGGCAATTGCGGTTCAGAACTGTCTGGCGGAATACGATAAATACCAGCCTGGCTTACTGGTTGTGGACTCGCCTATTCTATCCTTAAAAGAAAAAGAGGACCACATTGGCGAAGAACATACTTCTGAAACCATGAAAACGGGATTGTTCAATTATTTGTTAACACACCAAAGCGCAAGACAAACTATTATAATTGAAAACGAAATACCGAGTCTTGATTATTCATCTGCACATCTTGAGGAATTCACAAAGGATGAAAATAGAGGCAGATATGGTCTGATTACAGGCTATCGAGATTAACGGATATCAGAATCACTCACATTTTGTGGGTGGTTCTTTTTTTTGCTTTTTTTTCGGGATGTCCATTCAATGTCCATTGGATGACCATTCCGACTCAATTACAAAAATAGGCTTCCAGAGTATCATATATACAATGAATCTGACATTGAGACGGGTACACAGAAATGCGTATCCATCTGAGTGCCAGACACTTAAATAAAAATATTCCAATGCCCGAAGTGGTCGACCTTAAGGCGGCGGGATACATCAAGAGTCAATTTCACGGCATAGCCGTGGACTGACCGCAGATGTACCCACCGTGCTTTGTCATGCCATTTTTCGGTTTCAGAGTCGGTGTGTATCATCACATCGGCTCTTTTTGTGTCCCTGCCGCCACCCAATCGGGCGGAAAAGAAAGGTAGGGACTTTAAATGAGAAAGTTCAAAACAGCGGAAGACAACCGTACAAATTACATCTATTACTTCAACGATGGTACAAGCTACACCATCACTCCTGGCGAAAACGGAGAAAACGCAACCATCATTTCACAGCTTCATGGCATGGACGATGACGAACTGGATGCTGACCGCAGAGAGGCATATCACTGTCCGGTTCATTATGATGGCTATCACGATGGGGACGGCGATGATGCGGATGACCGCAACCCGTATCTTGAGGATGAAACCTATAACCCTCTGCAGCAGATTCTCACTTCCATCGCAAATGAGGAGCGTTCTCTTCAGATTGAAAAGCTGAAGGTTGCTTTGTCGCAGCTTACGGACAAGCAGAAAGACACCATTATTAAGAAGTTCTATCGCAACATGACCAATGTGCAAATTGCAGCAGAAGAAGGTGTTTCCGAGGCAGCCATCCGTAACAGGCTCACGAAGATTTATGCAACGCTCAAAAAGAAAATTTGAAAAAAGTTGATTTGAGGGGGTTCGATTCCCCCTCATTTTTCGCTTATGGACAGAGGGGTGAGAAAAACTCCTCGGAAAGGAGCCAAGTGCAATGGGAGTTAAACACAAGGTATGTATCAACATTGCAAAACCCGGCGGCACACCTTTTCCGGTAGTCCGAAGCGGAACGATGCAGATTCGCAAGAGAATACTTGATTTTCTCTTCGGTCAGCAGGTCAACGTTCTGGTTCTGTCTCCAGGTGATTCGGTGCAGACCGTCGAGATTCACGAACTGAAAGGAGGCGAGAACCATGACAAACGCAAACAAATTTAATCTGCTCCTCGATGTGGTGAAGCTGATGCACTCATTGGCAGACGGACTGGAAGCTGTGGCTTACGCATTTGCCGACAGCCAGGAAATCTTCGTAGAAGCCAAGGAAGTGTCGAAGCCTGTCGAAACAGGACAACCCACAAAGCAGATAGCAGAAAAGGTGCCTACTTTGGCAGATGTCCGTGCCGTGCTTGCGGTTAAAACGCAGAACGGTATGACAGCCGAGGTAAAGGGTTTGATTACCAAGTACGGTGGCAGCAAGCTGTCGGATGTGGACCCGAAGCATTATGCAGACCTTATTAAGGATGCGGAGGTGCTTGGCAATGGGTAATCACGCACTTCTTTCTCCTTCCAGTTCCCACAGGTGGTTGCAATGCACACCGAGTGCGGTATTGGAAACGGAGTTTGAAAACAAGAGCAGCAATGCTGCGGAGGAAGGAACTGCGGCTCACGCTTTATGCGAACACAAGTTGAAGAAGGCACTCCGCAGACGCAGTAAGCGTCCGGTATCCCCGTTTAATACGGATGAGATGGAAGAACACAGCGATGCTTATGTGGAGTTTGTCTTGGAACAGCTTGAAAAAGCAAAGCAGACCTGCCCTGATCCTTTGGTGCTGATTGAGCAGAAGGTTGACCTCTCCGATTATGTTCCGGGCGCATACGGAACGGCGGATTGCCTCATCGTCTCGGATAACAGTCTCCACATTATCGATATGAAATACGGACTTGGTGTACTCGTTGACGCAGAGGAAAATTCGCAGCTGAAGTGTTATGGCATCGCAGCACTCAGTACCTATGAAAGCCTGTATGACATTAAGGAAGTTTCCCTTTCGATTTTCCAACCTCGCAGGGAGAATGTTCAGACATGGACGGTGTCCGTGGAAGAACTGAAATCCTGGGCGGAAAACGAACTGAAACCAAAGGCTCAGATGGCTGCCAAGGGCGAAGGAGAATATTGTCCGGGAGAATGGTGTCAATTCTGCCGTGCGGCGGTCAAGTGCCGTGCGAGGGCAGCAGAAAAACTCCGTATCGCAGAGGAAGAATTCAAACTTCCACCTTTGCTTACGGATGAGGAGATTGAAGAAATTCTCCCGATGCTGCCGGACATCACCAAGTGGGCAAACGAAATCAGTGCCTATGCCCTGGAGGCGGCACTAAACCACGGGAAGTCGTGGAGCGGGTTCAAGGTTGTCGAAGGTCGTTCTAACCGTAAGTTTTCCGATGAGGATGCGGTGGCGGCAGCAGCCAAGGAACACGGGTACACAGATATTTACCGTCAGAGCCTTATCACACTGACAGAGATGCAGAAGCTGATGGGCAAAAAGCAATTCGAGGAAATCCTGGGCGGCCTCGTTATCAAACCACCCGGAAAGCCTACCCTCGTTCCCCTTTCGGATAAGAGGCAGGCAATGAACGTATCAGACGCAAAAAACGAATTCAATGAAATTATGGAGGATTAAAATTATGGCAAACGTAAACAGAACTAAGGTTATCACTGGCAAGAACACTCGTCTTTCTTACTTCCACGGTTGGGAGCCTGTCAGCATCAATGGCGGTGCTGAAAAATATTCCGTATCCGTGTTGATTCCGAAGGATGACACCGAAACTATCAACGCTATCAACGCTGCTGTGGATGCTGCGATTGAGGAAGGCATCGCCAAGTTCGGCGGCAAGAAGCCTAACAAGGGTGCAATCAAGCTGCCTTTGAGAGATGGCGATGTTGAGCGTGACGATGATGCCTACAAGGGTCATTATTTTGTGAACGCCAACAGCACTACGGCTCCTCAGATTGTGGACAAGGCGGTTAAGCCTATCCTCGACCGTGACGAGGTCTACTCCGGTTGTTATGCGAGAGTGTCTTTGAACTTCTACGCATTTAACAGTAACGGAAATCGCGGCGTTGCCTGCGGTCTTGGCAACATTCAGAAAATCCGTGATGGTGAGTATCTCGGTGGCCGTACTTCCGCAACTGATGATTTTACCACTGTTGAGGATGACGATTTTCTGGCTTAAGGGTAACCCCGGCAGGCGGTGTGAAATACCACCGTCTGCCTTAAACGAAAACTACGAAATATGAGGTAAAACGATATGAACGAATTATACGAATTTATGAAACAGGTCGATGTGATTGTGCTTTTCTTCCTGATCTACGGCTTTGCCATCAACGGCATCGTGTGGTGTGTGATGGAAGTCATCCGCTTCATTGTCAAGAAGGTCAAAGCCTTCCGTGAAAAGCGTAAGCAGAAAAAGGCTGCACAGAATGAAGATGTGACCGAGTAAACATGACGGGCGGCGGAGGATATTCTTCTGCCGCCTTTGTCATAGAAAGGAATGTGCTATGAAAGTATTAAGTATTGATATTGAAACCTTCTCCTCGGTCAATCTGCAAAAATGTGGTGTTTACAAATATGCAGAGAGCGAGGATTTTGAAATAGTGCTGTTCGGTTATGCCGTAGACGGCGGCGATGTGCAGGTGGTTGACCTTGCCTGTGGGGAGAGTATTCCTGCAGAGATTATTGATGCACTGACCGATGATTCTGTTATAAAGACGGCGTATAACGCAACTTTTGAAAGAGTCTGCCTGTCCCGATATTTATCGGATATGGGTGTAAGCCTTGACCCGTTTTATGATAACCACCCTTTGTCACAGGAGTGCGCCCATTTCCTAAATCCGGCAAGTTGGCACTGTACTATGATTTGGGCGGCAACCTTGGGGCTGCCTCTTTCCCTTGAGGGTGTGGGTGCTGTCCTTGGTTTGGAGAAACAGAAGCTGACCGAGGGGAAATCTTTAATAAAATATTTCTGCGTTCCCTGTGCGCCGACCAAAGTAAACGGCGGTCGCACAAGAAATCTGCCGGAGCATGATACGGAAAAGTGGCAGCAGTTTAAGGCATACAACCTTCGTGATGTGGAAACGGAAATGGGTATCCAGGCAAAGCTGTCACGCTTTCCGGTATCGGAGAAGATTTGGGAGGAATATCATCTGAGTGAGGAAGTCAATGACCGTGGCATCGGTGTGGATATGGTGCTTGTAAAAAGTGCCATTGAAATCGACAGCAAGAGCCGTGAACATCTGACCGCCAGAATGCAGGATATGACAAATCTCGACAATCCTAATTCTGTGCAACAGATGAAATCCTGGCTTGCTGATAACGGCTTGGAGATGGACAGCCTCGGCAAAAAGGAATTGGCAGCGGCAATCAAAACAGCACCACAGAACCTTACCGATGTGCTGTCCCTTCGTCAGCAGCTTGCCAAGAGTAGTGTTAAAAAATATACGGCTATGGAGAACGCTGTGTGCAGGGATAACCGTGCAAGGGGTATGTTCATGTTTTACGGTGCCAACCGTACCGGAAGATTCGCAGGCAGGCTGATTCAATTACAGAACCTGCCACAGAACCATATGGAAGATCTGGCAGAGGCTCGTGGTCTTGTGCGTAGCGGAAACTACGATGCCCTGGAACTTTTATATGAAGATATCCCCGACACACTGTCACAGCTTATCCGTACTGCCTTTGTACCGCAGAAGGACAGAAAATTTATCGTGGCAGACTTTTCTGCCATTGAGGCGAGGGTTCTTGCGTGGCTTGCGGGCGAACAATGGAGAATTAAGGTGTTCGAGGAAGGCAAAGACATTTATTGTAGCAGTGCAAGTCAGATGTTTGGTGTTCCGGTAGAAAAGCATGGTGTGAACGGGCATCTCCGTCAAAAAGGCAAAATCGCAGAACTCGCCCTGGGTTACGGCGGCTCGGTCGGGGCCTTAAAAGCAATGGGAGCCTTGGAGATGGGTCTTGCGGAAGAAGAACTGCAGCCTCTTGTATCTGCGTGGAGAAATGCTAATCCCATGATAACCAGGCTTTGGTGGGATATCGACCGTGCCGTAAAGACCTGCGTGAAACAGAAGGCTGCCGTGGAAACGCACGGCTTGAAGTTCCACTATCAAAGCGGTTTCCTGTTTCTGACCCTTCCGTCCGGCAGACAGCTTGCCTATGTAAAACCACGCATGGGAGAGAACCAGTTCGGCGGCGAGGCTGTTACCTATGAAGGCGTGGGTGCTACAAAGAAGTGGGAGCGTCTGGAAAGCTATGGTCCTAAGTTTACGGAGAATGCCGTGCAGGCCATTGCCAGAGATATTCTGATGTTTGCCATGCAGACCTTGAGCCACTGCGATATCGTCGCCCATGTACACGATGAAATTATCATTGAGTGCGACCGCAGGGTTTCCCTCGATGCTGTTTGTGAGCAGATGGGCAGGACTCCGCCTTGGGCGAAAGGCTTGCTCCTTCGTGCAGACGGATACGAGTGCGATTTTTATAAAAAAGATTAAAATTTGGGGGTTCGATTCCATCGGATTTTTCGCTTATAGGCAGAAGGATGATTTGTCCTTCTGTCTATTTCATTTTTAGAAGGAGGATTCGATATGGACGAATTCAGAAACAGAAAAGAACCATACAAACCGATGGTGTATATCTGTAGTCCCTATTCCGGAGATACGCAGTATAACACCGAGCAGGCAAAAAAGTATAGCCGTTTTGCCTATGAACAGGGAGCAATTCCTATGACTCCCCACCTACTTTACCCGCAGTTTATGTGTGATGAGAACCCTACGGAGCGTAAGGATGTCATGCATTTCAATTATGTGCTGCTTGGCAACTGCTCGGAACTTTGGGTGTTCGGCGGCAGAGTGTCCGAGGGTATGGCACATGAAATCAGTGTTGCAACGAAGAGAAAACAGACCATCCGTTGGTTTAACGAAAGCTGTGAGGAGGTGTCCGGTAATGAGTGAATTTAAAGCAGTACAGACAGAGTATAAAGGTTATTTATTCCGTTCCCGTTTGGAGGCTCGTTGGGCAGTGTTCTTCGATAACCTCGGTATCCAATGGGAATATGAGCCGGAAGGCATCGTGTTAAGTGACGGCACACATTATCTGCCAGACTTTTATCTCCCGGATTTCCATTGTTTCTTTGAAGTCAAGAGAAAAGGGCTACGTGGAACTGCCGAGGGTGACGCTGCAATTGCAAAAATCAGTGACGGTCAGAACCATGACAGTTGGGCAGGTATCATCTGCTTCGGTGACCCGATGGATGATGATTTGTATATCTTCTGCCAGGAAACGGACGATGGCGGCGGTGGCAGCTACGAAAATGAAGTGACCATCGGCTTGCATCCGGATACCCGCAAGCCGTATCTCTTTGCTTATAACGATAGGCGTGACAGATGCTTCTTTACCCACTTCGGTGAGGACATGGACGATGAGATGATTCCGATGGTCACCCATGAATACGGCAAGTACAGATACAACGATTTTGTAAACAGCCGTGTCCGTTATGCCCGCAAGGCTGCAAGACAGGCACGTTTTGAATACGGGCAGACACCGAAGGTAAGGAGGGACAGATAATGAGGAATTTATCTCTCGCATACGGCAACAGCCGACAGGCAAAGACCTGGGTCAATAAGACCATCCGTTTCGATGAACTGAAGGAACGCCTTAAGGTAACGATTCGTACCCCGGAGTCGGCGGAGGAATATGCCAAGATGAATAAGGCACAGCGTGATCAGGCAAAAGACCACGGTGGGTTTGTGGGCGGTGTCCTTAAGGGCGGCCGCAGAAAAATCGACACCGTGGAGTCACGCTCTATGCTTTCTCTTGATGGTGACCGCATTACAAAGGAATTTCTTGATAACTATGAAACCACATTCCCTTATACTTCCGTGCTTTATACCACGCACAGCAGTACAGAGGAAAATCCGAGGGCAAGAATTGTCTGCCCTCTGACCCGTGATGTGACGCCGGAGGAGTTTGTTGCCGTATCCCGCTATGTGGCACAGATGCTCGGTATCGACTACTTTGACGAGTGTTCCTATCTTCCCAATCAGCTGATGTATTGGCCGTCCACTCCACAGAACGGTGTGTTTGCATATAAGGAAACGGACGGCGTTTGGCTTGACCCCGATGAAATCCTCTCTGCTCATCCGGAATGGATTGACCCTACAAGATTGCCTACCTCCTCAAGAGAAAGTAAGGCAAACAGCGTCACGCAGCAGAAGGTACAGGAACCGCTTTCCAAGGAAGGTGTGGTGGGCCTTTTCAACCGTGTGTATCATCCGATTTCCAAGGCTTTGGAGATTTTCCTTTCCGATGTATATGAGCCGACCGACAATGAGAGCCGTTGGCACTTCATTCAGTCAAGCAGTATGGCGGGTGTGGAAATCAAAGAGGACAAGTTTGTCTACAGCCACCATGCCAAAGACCCTGCATATCTGAAGCTCTGCAATGCTTTTGATATTGTCCGTATCCATAAATTCGGTGATGCCGATGATAAAAAGTCCTTTAACGCTATGTGCGAGTTTGCCATGCAGCAGGATGATGTGAAACTCCTTGCTGCCAATGAACGTCTGGCACAGGCAAATGTGGAATTTTCTGCTGACGGTGATGAGGATTGGAAGAAAAAACTCCATTATCAGCCGAGGTCGAGCCTGTTGGAGAACAGCGTATACAATCTGAACCTCATTTTAAATAATGACCCCGATTTTCAGAACTTTGCCTTCAATGAGATGGCAAACCGTATTCAGATTACAGGTCCTCTCCCTTGGGAGCGTCCTGCAGGAAATGCATTCTGGCGTGATGCAGATACGGCACAGCTTAAGTCCATCATTGACATCCGCTATCTGCCGTTTTCCAGTCGTAACCACGATGTTGCTTTTACCAAGGCTACCGATGACCGTCACTTCCACCCTGTCCGTGATTACCTGGACAGTCTGCCTGAGTGGGACGGGGTCAAGCGTGTGGAAGACCTCTTTATCAAATATCTGCAGGCGGATGATACGGAATATGTACGCACGGTTACAAGAAAAACCTTTGCAGCTGCCGTTGCACGTATCTATGTCCCCGGCATCAAGTTTGACTGCGTTCCCGTGCTTGACGGTGAGCAAGGTATCGGTAAGTCCACCATTGTAAAGGACCTGGTGGGTTCAGAGTATTATTCGGAAACATTGTCCCTTACGGATATGGATGATAAGTCCGGTGCAGAAAAACTGCAGGGATTTTGGGCGGTGGAAATCGGAGAACTTGCAGGTATGAAGAAAGCCGACATTGAGAAAGTGAAGGCGTTCCTTTCGACCTGCGATGATAAATACCGTCCTTCCTACGGTCGAGTGGTGGAATCCCACCCAAGACAGTGCATTATCATTGCCAAGGTCAACGGCGAGCGTGGATATCTGCGTGATATTACGGGTAACCGCCGTTTTTGGATTATCAAGGTGCATCAGAAGAAACAGAAAAAGACCTGGAACTTTACTGATGAATACCGTCAGCAGTTTTGGGCGGAGGCAAAAGCCATCTGGAAGTCCGGTGAGAAATTGTTCCTTGAAGGCGATGTGCTTGCGGAGTCCGAGAAGCTGCAGCAGTCTGCGATGGAGGTAGACGAGCGTGTCGGTATGGTGGAAGAGTATCTGAATGCCTTACTGCCGACCGATTGGGACAGCATGGATTTGTACCAGAGACGAAACTTCCTGCAAGGCAGTGAGTTCGGGCAGCCTGATCATAAAGGCACGGTGGTTCGTACCGAGGTCAGCAATCCGGAAATTTGGTGTGAGTGCTTTGGCAAAAATTTGCAGGAACTGAAACCTTCGGACAGCTATGCCATTGCAGCACTGATGAGCCAGATCAGCGGTTGGGAACGAACCAACTCTATCAAGCGTCAGCCGATTTATGGCAGGCAGCGACTGTACAAATTCGGAGGTTAAGAACACAAGATTGCGACACAACACAACTATTTCCCTTATATTCAAAATGGCTTTTATTAAGGGTATAAGTGAAAAACACCTACGTATAGGCGCGTAAGGAATATATAGGGAATGGTTGTGATTTTGTGTTCTTGTGTCAGATGAGGTGTAGACATGAGAGAACAGTTTATAGAGAAAAAATTCACGGACGCAGTGAAGAAAATGGGAGGCATCGCACCGAAGTTTGTAAGTCCGGGTTTAGATGGTGTGCCTGACCGTCTTGTGCTTTTGCCAATGGGAAGAATGGCTTTTGTGGAATTTAAGGCTCCCGGCAAAAAGATGCGTCCTTTACAGATAAGACGTAAAAAACAGTTGGAAAGCCTCGGCTTTAAGGTTTTCTGTGTTGACAGTATCGAGCAGATTGGAGGTGTGATTGATGCGATACAATCCCCATGAATATCAGACTTATGCAACAAATTTTATACTGGAACATCCGGTGGCAGCAGTTCTCCTGGAGATGGGTCTTGGCAAGAGCGTCATCACGCTGACTGCCATATACGAACTGATGCTGAACCGATTTGAAGTGCAGAAGGTTCTTGTGATTGCTCCCCTTCGTGTGGCAAGGGATACCTGGCCTGCGGAGATTGAAAAGTGGGAGCATCTGGAGGGTCTTACTTATTCCGTAGCAATCGGAACAGAGGCAGAAAGGCTTGCAGCATTAAAGCGTCCGGCACACCTGTACTTAATCAACCGTGAAAATGTGGACTGGCTGATTACAAAAAGCGGTGTTCCGTTTGATTTTGATATGGTGGTGATTGATGAGTTATCTTCCTTCAAATCCCATACGGCAAAAAGGTTCAAAAGCCTTCTGAAAGTAAGACCTACGGTAAAGAGAATGGTGGGACTTACGGGTACTCCTTCCAGCAACGGTCTTATGGATTTATGGGCGGAGTTCCGTGTGCTTGATATGGGTCAGAGACTGGGCAGATACATCACCCACTACCGAAATAACTTCTTTGTACCGGATAAGAGAAATCAGCAGATGATTTTCTCCTACAAGCCAAGACCGGGTGCGGAGGATGCCATTTACAGACTGATTTCGGATATTACGATTTCCATGAAATCAGCGGACTTCTTAAAAATGCCAGAGTGTATCATCAATGAAGTGCCTGTTTCCCTTTCGGAAAAAGAGTGGTCGGTGTACCAAGCCTTGAAAGAAGATATGGTGGTCGACCTTAAGGATGAGGAGATTGATGCCGTAAATGCTGCAGCACTTTCAGGTAAACTTCTTCAGATGGCAAACGGTGCCGTCTATAACGAAGAAAAAGAAGTCATCCACATCCATGACCGCAAACTGGACGCCCTTGAGGATTTGATTGAGGGTGCAAATGGAAAGCCTGTGCTTGTGGCATATTGGTACAACCATGATTTGCAGAGAATTAAACAGCGTTTCTCTGTAAGGGAAATAAAGACAAGTCAGGATATCAAGGATTGGAACAATGGAGAAATCCCCGTTGCTGTTATCCATCCTGCCAGCGCAGGACACGGTTTGAATATCCAGTTCGGTGGCTCCACAATTATATGGTTTGGGTTGACCTGGTCACTGGAACTGTATCAGCAGACCAACGCCCGCTTGTGGAGACAGGGACAGCAGCGTACCGTTGTGATTCATCATATTATCGCAAAAGACACCATTGACGAGGATGTGATGAAGGCACTTCGCAAGAAGGAGAAAATCCAATCGGCTCTTATCGATTCCGTAAAAGCCAGGATTGGAGGTGCTGCCCATTGACCGACCCTTATGAAAATCTCGCAAACAGCATCATCCTGTTAGCCGTGAAGGACTACAGGGCAGCACTTAAGAAACTGAAAAAATAGCCCAGAAATGAGTCAGCAAAAATTATGAAGGACGAGGTGGAGAGGTTCTTCCGCTCTGCGTGGTATAGGGAACTTACCTCGGTGGATGGAGAGTTTTTAATCTCCAAATTACAAGCGGAGGTGGATGAACCATGAAAGTAAAGGAATATTTAGGACAGGCATACCGATTAGACCAGCGAATCAACTCGGATATTGAGGAACTTGGGAAACTGAGGGAAATGTCGAGCAGTATCGCATCCCCTTGTCTGGAAGAGCGTGTGCAGACTTCAAGAAATACGGATGCGCCTTTTGTACGCAGCCTTATGAAGATTATGGAACTGGAAGATAAAATAAATGCAGAAATCGACAACCTCGTGGAACTGAAAAAGCAGATACGCAGCGTTATTGATGAGGTTGCCAATACCGATGAGCATATGGTTTTGCGTTACCGTTACATCCATAACCTTACCTGGGAGCAGATTGGGGATGAACTCCATGCCGACAGAACCACGGTGTACCGTTGGCATAACAGTGCCTTGAACCATGTGGTGATGCCGGAAAACCCCATCAAAATATAAAGCCTGCACACTTTGCAACACTTTGCAACAAGATACCACAGTGGCAATTATGATATGATATAATCAGCGAAAAGCAGAATGATGAAAGCCTTGAGGGAGCAATCCTTTAGGGCTTTTCTTATGCCCAAGGGAGGTGAAACGAGTGCCAAGAAAACCAAAGCGTCCATGTTCTTTCCCCGGCTGTCCCAACCTAACGGACGGGAGGTTCTGTGAGGAACATGAAAAGCAGGAAAACAAACGCTACGAAACCTATGACTGTGACCCCGCTGTGCGTAAACGCTACGGCAGAGCGTGGAAAAGGATAAGGGATTCCTATGCGGCTGCCCACCCGCTGTGTGAGAAGTGTCAAGCCGAAGGAAAACTTACACCAACGGAAGAGATACACCACAAGCTGCCGTTGTCACAGGGTGGAACTCATGCAAGAGAGAATCTGATTGCTCTCTGCAAGCCGTGTCATGCAAAGATACACGCAGAAAACGGCGACCGTTGGCATAATCACTGACCCCGGTAGGGCGGTCAAAATCTCCGGGACCTTTATCCCGTGCAACGGGCGTGGGGTTTCGTGTGAAAAAATTGCGTATTCAAAAGGGTAATAAGGCCCGCAGACAGGAAGGCGGTGAGAAATGTGCCAACAAAATCGAATAACACAGGCGGCCGTGGCGGAAAACGTCCGGGTGCAGGTCGTAAGCCGAAGTCAAATTTAGAAAAGGCTCGGAACGGCAACCCCGGCGGCCGCAAACTTACGATGTTGGATATCCCCGATGTGGAGGGTATCCAGATGCCGAAGCCAAATGAACTGCTCAGTGCAAAGCAGCGTGACGGTACGGAACTGAGAGCAAAGCAGATTTATGAGGATACATGGAACTGGCTCAATTCCATCGGCTGTGCGGGTTATGTTTCCCCACAGACCATTGAACGCTATGCCATGTGCGTTGCCCGTTGGCTACAATGCGAGGAGATGACAAACGAGCTGGGATTCTTATCAAAGCATCCTACAACCGGAAAGCCTGTCACCTCTCCATTCATCAACATCGGCATCAACTATATGAACCAAGCCTCAAGGCAGTGGGACAACATCATGCAAATCGTAAAAGAAAACTGTTCCGTGGACTTTTCCGGTACCAATCCGAATGATGACCTGGAACGACTATTGCACCAACGAAAGGGGTTCTAATCATGATTGAAAAAGTAAATCCGAGCCATCCGGACAAGGTGGCAGACAGAATTGCAGGGGCCATTGTGGATCTGGCTTATGCAAAAGAAGAAAATCCGAAAATTGCCGTGGAGGTCTTAATCGGTCATGGTGTGTGCCATGCCATTATTGAAACCACAGCAGATTTGGATAAAGCAGAAATTATAAACGCTGTGCATCGTATCGCAGGTGTGATGGATACGGACATCGTTATCGTTCCCCAGGATAAGCACCTGTCAGACAATCAGAAGGACGGTGTGCGTTGCGGGGATAACGGCATCTTCAAGGGTATGCCTCTGACACAGGAGCAACAGGAACTTTCCCGCATTGCCCATGACATTTACGGCAGATGCCCGTATGACGGAAAGTACATTATGGACGGTGTTCGCCTGATCATCTGTCAGAGTAATGTGGAAACAGCAGATTTGAAGATGCTTTACCCTGGTGCGGAAATCAATCCTCTTGGTGACTGGACCGGCGGCACAAATGTAGACACGGGTGCTACCAACCGTAAACTCGGTTCTGATATGGCCGATTCCGTTACAGGCGGCGGTCTGCACGGTAAGGACTTATCCAAGGCAGATGTGTCTGTAAATATCTATGCGTTCCTTAAGGCGCAGAAAACCAAAGAGCCTGTACAGCTTTGCTGTGCCATCGGAGATGATACCATTGATGGCAAGCCTTATGCGGAAATCGTAGACATCGCCCGTCAGTACATTCAGAGCCTCGGCGGTTTTGAAAGGTTCGCTGAATGGGGTCTGTATTAAGGAGGGTGCTATGGGAAGAACAACAACGCAGATGGAACTTGTTTCCATTAAAAAATTAGTGCCGTATGTAAATAATGCCCGCACCCATTCTCCGGAGCAGATTATGAAACTCCGTTCTTCGCTCCGTGAGTTCGGCTTCATCAATCCTGTCATTATTGATAAGGATTATGGCATCATTGCCGGACATGGACGTGTGATGGCAGCCAAGGAAGAAGGCATCGAGGAAGTACCTTGTGTTTTTGTGGACTACCTTACCGAGGCACAAAAGAAAGCCTATATCCTTGCCGATAACCGTATGGCTCTTGATGCAGGATGGGACGAGGAAATGCTGAAGATTGAAATCGAGTCCTTGCAGGGCATGGACTTTGATATTGGTCTTGCAGGCTTTGACGATGATGAAATCGCAGACCTCTTTGCCGGGGATGATAAATCCGATGTGGAAGAGGACGATTTTGATTTGAACGATGCTCTGGAAAAGGCTGCCTTTGTGGAGCGTGGCGATGTATGGACTGTTGGCAGACACAGGCTGATGTGCGGTGATGCCACCAATCCCGATGATGTTGCTACGCTGATGGACGGCAAGAAAGCCAATCTTGTGCTGACCGACCCGCCGTATAATGTTGCCTTTGAAAGTTCCGATGGCCTGTCCATTAAAAACGATAAGATGGCAAGCGAGAAGTTTTATGAATTTCTGCTTTCGGCATTTCAGAACATGGCTGCCCACCTGGAAAAAGGCGGTGCAGCATACATTTTTCATGCCGATACGGAAGGCTTGAATTTCCGTAAGGCTTTTATCGATGCAGGCTTTCACCTTTCCGGCTGCTGCATTTGGGTGAAAAACTCCCTGGTGCTTGGCAGAAGTGATTATCAGTGGCAGCACGAACCTGTGCTTTACGGTTTCCTTCAGAATGGAAAGCACTACTGGAGCAAGAATGCAGGCAGAAGCCAGACCACCATCTGGAACTTCGATAAGCCGAAGAAAAACAAAAACCATCCGACTTCCAAGCCACTCGACCTTTTGGCTTATCCCATCGGCAATTCCAGTCGTGAGAATTCCATCGTGGTCGATACCTTCGGCGGCAGCGGTTCCACGCTGATGGCTTGCGAAAGAACCAATCGCATCTGTCATTCGATGGAGTTGGATGAAAAGTACGCATCGGTTATCCTCCGCAGATATGTGGAAGATACGGGTGATGCAGACGGCGTCTTTGTTATCCGTAACGGTGTGCAGATACCGTATGCCGACCTTGTGAAGGAGGTTGGCGCAGATGAATAAAAAAACTATGACCCTCGGCAGCCTTTTCGATGGCTCCGGGGGATTTCCTTTGGGAGGCTTGATTTCCGGTATTACCCCTATGTGGGCATCGGAAGTTGAGCCTTTTCCTATTCGTGTAACAAGCAAGCGTATCCCACAGATGAAACACCTCGGTGACATTTCCACCATCAACAGTGCGGAGATTGACCCCGTGGACATCATCACTTTTGGAAGTCCCTGCCAGGATATGAGCGTGGCGGGAAAATGCAGCGGTCTTGATGGAGAACGCTCCTGCCTGTTCTACGAAGCAATCCGAATCGTAAAAGAAATGAGGTGTAAAACCAATGGCGAATATCCAAGATACATCGTGTGGGAAAATGTCCCCGGCGCCTTCTCCTCAAACGCAGGAGAAGATTTCAAAGCCGTCCTCGAAGCAGTCGCATCCGTCAAAGGCGACTATGCTGTGCCTTGTCCTCCAAAAGGAAAATGGACAGGAGCAGGAGAACTGTTGGGAGATGGTTTCAGTATCGCATGGAGATGCGTTGACGCGCAGTATTGGGGAGTTCCCCAGAGAAGAAGACGTATCTATCTTGTCGCAGATTTTGATGGTGGGTGTGCCGGAAAAATATTATTTGAGTCAGAAAGCCTGTTTAGGAATCTTGAGGCGAGCCGATGCCCGTGGAAAAGAACTGCCGGAACTTCTGAAGAAAGCACTCCTGCGACAGGCATCGTCCTAAACGACCAGGGTGGCAACCGTATGGATGTCACCGATGATGTTACCTGCACCCTCCGAGCCGAGGCACACCATCCGCCTTGCGTGATGGAGTCTGCGGGATTTTGCACGGAGCATTCTGCCGACAGCCGTGGCATCGGTTATGAGGCGGAAAAATCTCCGACACTACGAGCGGGAGTTGTTCCTGCAACGGTTTATGAAAATCACTCCCAGGATACCCGCTATGTGGGTCCCCTTGATGTGGCACAGACTGTGGCAGCTACTTACGGCACAGGCGGAAACAATCAGCCGTTTATGGTAGAGCCGACCGCTTTCGGTGTCTGCTCCAAGGACAGCAATGCCATGAAATCGGCAAACCCCAACAGCGGTTTTTATAAAGCAGATACCTCCCGTACCCTTGATGGGAACGGTGGCAATCCTACCTGTAACCAGGGCGGCATTGCCATTGTGGAAGGCAACGGCTCCCGTCCTTCCCACCACGGCAATGGTTATGCGGAAAGTGATGTCATGTACACATTAAACACCGTTGACCGCCACGCCGTTGTTTACGCTATCGACCGTGAAAGTTATAACTGCGGTCAGAACTTCGCAAGAAACATGGGAATCAGTGATGAGGGTGTCAATTCCACACTGAAAGCCACGGGACCCGATGCGGTTGCCGTTCCCACCTACTCAAGCAGTAAGGCATCGTTCTTTACTTCTGCGGAAGAGGAACTTGCCAATACTTTAGTAGCTACGGATTACAAAGACCCTCCGCTTGTCAATGACACAGATTCGGATCTGGAATACATTGTCCGCAGACTTACTCCTACGGAGTGTGCAAGGCTCCAGGGATTTCCGGATTGGTGGTGCGCTGACCTCGGTGAGAAACTTCCTTCTGAAGAGGAACTCACACGGTGGGCAGAAATCTTTGAAACACATCGTAAGATTGTGGGAACATCAAGCAAACCAAAGACACGGAAACAAATCTTCAAGTGGCTGCAGAACCCTCACTCTGATTCGGCGGAGTATAAGATGTGGGGCAACGGCGTGGCACTGCCCAATGTGGTTTATGTGCTGACGGGCATCGTGTACTATACACAAAATGAAGGGGTATAAATCTACAAACTTTCTCCCTTGTATTTTGCACATATTACTTGCTATTTTGAGCCTTTAGAGTGATATATGTAGTACCGAAAATTAAAGGAGGTACTCACAATGAGAATTGAATTTCATGTAACAGGAAGTAACCGAAAGGCACTGGTTACGGCAATGGCAGAAATCCTGGGTGTAAAGGCAAAATACATGGGGATGCCAAGCATGAACTACGAGGTGGATTATTTCACGGTTACAAAGGACGGCACGGTGGAGTTTGATGACAGAGCCGACAGCGAGGAAATCGAGCAGTTGCTTGAAGGTCTTGCTGACAAAGGCTTTGTCGCAGCTCCCGCAGAATTGGCGGAGACTTGGCTTGAAAAAAGAGCCGAGGAATTATCCGAAGAACCTTCTGCCGAGCCACAGGGCGAAACAGTGGGGCTTACGGTGGCGATTCCGCTTGATAAGGTTGCGGTCGGTAACTTTACGAACCTTCTGGATGCCAAGGGTAGTCTTATTAAGAAGGCATTGGGCATCCCAGCAACACCAATCGAAATCGGTGAGGACAGAGTTTCCTTCCCTTGGTTCGAAGATGGGTTGGATGCCGATGAGGTCAAGGCTTACAGCCACTTCATTGCTGCCCTTTGCGAAATGAGTAAAAACCAGAAACGCATCAACGCTACGGAAAAAGCGGTGGACAACGAGAAATACGCATTCCGCTGTTTTCTCCTCCGCCTCGGCTTTATCGGAAACGAATACAAGACCGAGCGAAAAATCCTGCTCCGCAACCTTTCCGGCAGCAGTGCTTTCAAAGGAGGTGCCAAGAATGAGATTTCCGAATAAAGAAACGGTCGAGCGTGTACGCAAAGCCTACCCTGTAGGCTGCCGTGTGGAACTGGTGCAGATGGAAGATATACAGGCACCACCCATTGGTACAAAGGGTACGGTTCAAGGGGTGGATGACACTGCCTCCATTATGGTTCGTTGGGATAACGGCTCTGGCTTGAATGTAGTGTACGGTGTCGATATTTGTCGAAAATTGGATGCTGTGAAGATTACCTGCTATGGGCAGACGGAAGTCTGGGACAGCAGAAAAGAAGCGGCAGACTTCTACCTAAGAGCCATTACAGGCTCCGAGGGCAGCGAGTGTGAACGCTACACTAAAATCTATACCGAGTTGCTTATGGGCAAGGAGGTCTGCACCGATGAATAAAATCAAGGAACAGATACTCTTCATCCGAGCAACCGGACGAACCAATATGTTTGATGTGCCGATGGTACAGTATATTGCCAATGAGATGCATTTTCATGAATTGGTGGTGTACCTTGAGGAACACCGAAAGGAATACACCCACTTTATACTCACAGGCGAAATGGAGGACTGACTATGTGGAAAGAAGGAACAATTGGTATTCCTAAGCCGGACGGCGGTTACAAGGCAGTCCACTACTGGATTAAGGTTTATGAGGAAGGCAGCCAGTTCGGCATCAACGGCGGTAAAATCAGCAAGCTGATGCTGAAACTCGATGGCGAGATTATTGCCAACTATGACAGAGGTTGGGATGTTGAACCCGCAACCGAAGAAGCCAACCTTGCCCTTTGCATTTTATTGAACGAACACAATTAAAAATCCTGTAAAGGCAGGACGGAGCCGTGAGGCTCTGTTCCTCGTATACGAAGGTCGCACCGATTATGGTGGCGGCTATTTTTATGCCATTTTTGAGGAGGTGACGGCATTTGCGAAAACTGAAAAACTACAAACCAACCCGCTTTATGGCGGAGGGCAGCTATTACGATAAGGATGCCGCCGACCACGCAGTATGTTTTATCGAAAAATTCTGCTGTCATACCAAAGGCACATGGGATGGAAAACCATTTGAACTGATTGACTGGCAGGAGCAGATTATCCGTGACATCTTCGGTGTTCTGAAACCAAACGGCTACAGGCAGTTCAACACAGCCTACATCGAGATACCGAAGAAACAAGGAAAATCGGAACTTGCGGCTGCCGTGGCACTGTATCTTCTGTGTGCCGACTTTGAGCCGGGTTCAGAGGTTTACGGCTGTGCTGCGGATAAAGACCAGGCACGAATCGTATTTGACGTTGCATTGGAGATGGTAAGGCGAAGTCCTCTGCTGAAAAATAAAATGACTATCCAGGCAAGCCAGAAGACCATGACCTACAACCCCACGGGAAGTAAGTACAAGGCTCTGTCTGCGGATGTGGCAAATAAGCACGGTTTCAATACCCACGGCGTTATTTTTGATGAGCTGCATACCCAACCGAACAGAAAACTGTTTGATGTAATGACCAAGGGTTCCGGCGATGCAAGAATGCAGCCACTTTACTTCCTGATCACCACGGCAGGAAATGACACGCAGTCCATCTGTTATGAAATCCACCAGAAAGCAAAGGACATCATCGAAGGTCGAAAAGTTGACCCAACCTTCTACCCGGTGATTTACGGTGCAGAGGACGATGACGATTGGACAGACCCGGAAGTATGGAAGAAAGCCAATCCTTCCCTTGGGGTGACGGTCGGCATTGATAAGGTGCAGCAAGCCTGTGAGCAGGCACAGCAGAACCCCGGCGAAGAAAACGCTTTCCGTCAGCTTCGTCTGAATCAGTGGGTCAAGCAGGCTGTCCGTTGGATGCCGATGGCGGTGTGGGATGCCTGTGCGTTTCCGACCGACAAATCCGAACTGGAAGGCAGTGTCTGCTACGGTGGTCTTGACCTTTCTTCCACAACGGATATAACGGCTTTTGTGTTGGTGTTCCCGCCAGAAGATGAGGATGATAAATACATCATTCTTCCTTACTTCTGGATACCGGAAGATAACATTGACCTGCGTGTTCGCCGTGACCATGTGCCGTATGACATTTGGGAACGACAGGACTTGCTTATGACCACCGAGGGCAATGTGGTCCATTACGGCTACATCGAGAAATTCATCGAGTCCCTGGGTGAGAAATATAACATCCGTGAAATCGCATATGACCGTTGGGGTGCTGTGCAGATGGTACAGAACCTTGAGGGTATGGGATTTACGGTAGTGCCTTTCGGTCAAGGGTACAAGGATATGTCCCCTCCGACCAAGGAACTGATGAAACTTGCGATGGAGAAAAAACTGGCCCACGGCGGTCACCCCGTTCTCCGATGGATGATGGATAACATTTACATCAAGACAGACCCTGCCGGAAACATCAAAGCTGATAAAGCCAAATCCACAGAAAAGATTGACGGTGCCGTTGCTACCATCATGGCGCTCGACCGTGCAATCCGCTGTGGCAACACCAACAGTGCCAGCGTTTATGATGACCGTGGCATTTTGTTTATTTAGGAAGGAGCGTGATTTGATATGGGTATCTTTACTGGAATGTTTAAGTCCAGAGATAAGCCTGAAAACAGAACGGCGGGCAGTGCCTACAACTTTTATATGGGCGGCACGACCTCCGGCAAAGCAGTAACAGAGCGTTCTGCCATGCAGATGACGGCGGTGTATTCCTGTGTCCGTATCCTGGCTGAAGCCGTGGCAGGCTTGCCTTTGCATTTGTATAAATACAACGATGATGGTGGCAAGGAAAAAGCCATCGACCATCCTCTTTACCGATTGCTCCATGATGAGCCGAATCCGGAAATGAGTTCTTTCGTGTTTAGAGAGACACTTATGACCCATCTGCTCCTATGGGGCAATGCTTATGCCCAGGTTATCCGAAACGGCAAGAATGAGGTCGTTGCCCTGTATCCGCTGATGCCAAACAAGATGAGCGTGGACAGGGATGAATACGGTCATCTGTACTACACCTATTACCGTGGTCCCGATGAGGCTATTAAAAACAAGGAGTTTGCAGTAACCTTGCAGCCTTCCGATGTGCTTCATATTCCGGGACTCGGCTTTGACGGTCTTGTAGGCTACAGTCCGATTGCTATGGCAAAGAACGCCATCGGCATGGCGATTGCCTGTGAGGAATACGGTGCCAAGTTCTTCGCCAACGGTGCAACGCCGGGCGGTGTGTTGGAACACCCAAGCACCATCAAAGACCCACAGAGGGTCAGAGAAAGCTGGCAGGCTGCCTTTGGCGGCAGTTCCAACTCCAATAAGGTGGCTGTCCTCGAAGAAGGAATGAAGTACACACCGATTTCCATTTCTCCGGAACAGGCACAGTTCCTTGAAACAAGGAAGTTCCAAATCAATGAAATTGCTCGAATTTTCAGAGTCCCTCCCCATATGGTGGGCGACCTTGAGAAGTCGAGCTTTTCTAATATAGAGCAGCAATCCCTTGAGTTTGTGAAATACACCCTTGACCCGTGGGTTATCCGTTGGGAGCAGTCCATCCAGAGGGCACTTTTATCCCACGATGAAAAGATGCGTTACTTTGTGAAATTCAATGTGGAGGGTCTGCTCCGTGGCGATTACCAAAGCCGTATGAACGGCTACGCCATCGGTCGCCAGAACGGTTGGATGAGTGCAAACGATATCCGTGAACTGGAAAACCTCGACCGTATTCCTGCGGAAGAAGGCGGTGACCTTTACCTTATTAACGGCAATATGCTCCCTCTGAAAGATGCGGGTGCTTTTGCAAATACAACTGACAATGACGGAAAGGAGGAAAACCCCGATGAAGAAGTTCTGGAAGTGGAAGAACCAGGCACAGACGGAAACGATGCCGGAGGCGAGGACACTGTTTCTGAACGGAACAATCGCAGAAGAAAGCTGGTTTGACGATGATGTCACTCCACAGTTTTTCAAGGATGAACTGATGGCGGGCTCTGGCGATATTACCGTGTGGATTAACAGTCCCGGCGGCGACTGCGTGGCGGCTGCCCAGATCTACAATATGCTGATGGATTACAAGGGCAATGTCACGGTCAAGATTGACGGCATTGCAGCCTCCGCAGCATCCGTGATTGCAATGGCAGGCACCAAGGTGCTTATGTCCCCGGTATCCATGATGATGATTCACAATCCGATGACGGTTGCTTTCGGTGACTCCGGCGAAATGCAGAAAGCCATCGATATGCTGGCAAGCGTGAAGGATTCCATCATCAATGCCTATGAGATTAAGACAGGCTTGTCCCGTGCAAAACTGTCCCACCTCATGGATGCGGAAACATGGATGGACGCAAACAAGGCCGTGGAACTTGGCTTTGCTGATGAAATCATGCAAAGAACTGCCACGGACGAAGTGGATGTGCCACAGGTATCCATGCTTTATTCCAAAGCAAATGTGGTCAATTCCCTTATGGATAAGGTTGCCGCCAAGTGTGCAATCAAATCCGAACCAACCCGAAAAACCAAAGCCGATGACCTTATGGACAGGCTAAATCTTATCAAAAATTGGAGGTAATTTATTATGACTATCAACGAACTGCGCGAAAAGCGTAACCAGGCTTGGGAGGCTGCAAAGGCATTTGTAGAAACCAAGCGCGACAAGGACGGTCTGCTTTCCGATGAGGATGCAAAGACCTATGCACAGATGGAGAAGAAGGTTCAGGACTACGGTGCTGAAATCGAGCGTATGGAGGCAATGGCAGCTATGGATGCCCAGCTTTCCAAACCTACCTCTGCTCCTATCACTGAAAAGCCTATGAACGGCAAGACTATGGACGGTCAGAAAGCAAAGACCGGACGTGCTTCTGATGCCTACAAGGACGGTATGCTCAAGGCTCTCCGTACCAACTTCCGTAACGTGTCCAATGTTCTCCAGGAGGGCGTGGATGCCGACGGCGGTTACCTTGTACCGGAAGAGTATGACACTCGTTTGATTGAGGCATTGGAGGAAGAGAACATCTTCCGTAAGCTGGGTCACACCATCACTACCAGCGGTGAGCATAAAATCAACATCGCAGCCACTAAGCCTGCGGCTGCGTGGATTGACGAGGGTGAGGAACTCACTTGGGGTGAGGCAAGATTCGCCCAGATTAACCTGGATGCCCACAAACTCCATGTTGCTGTTAAGGTGACTGAGGAACTTCTGTATGACAACGCTTTCGGTCTTGAGAATTACATCATCCGTCAGTTCTCCAAGGCTCTTGCAAATGCAGAAGAGGACGCATTCCTCAACGGTACCGGTACAGGTCAGCCTTTGGGTCTGCTTGCTGCCGAAGGTGGTGCTGAAATCGGTGTGACTGCTGCGTCTGCAACGGAAATCACTGCTGATGAAATCATCGACCTTGTGTACTCCCTCAAGCGTCCTTACCGTAAGAACGCCAAGTTTATCTGCAATGACCAGACTTTGGCAGCCATCCGTAAACTGACTGACAAGAACGGCCGTTACATTTGGCAGGATTCCGTGCAGGCGGGAGAACCTGGCAAACTCTTGGGTTATGAGGTATACACTTCTCCTTATTTCCCTGTAATCACTGCAGGAATGCCTGCCATTGCTTTCGGTGACTACAGCTACTACAACATTGGCGACCGTGGTACCCGTTCCTTTGCGGAACTCAAGGAACTCTTCGCCGGAAACGGTATGGTTGGCTTTGTTGCCAAAGAGCGTGTGGACGGCAAGCTGGTACTTCCTGAAGCCGTGAAACTGCTCACTATGGCTACTGCCTAAGATAGGAGGTGGCAGTGATGAGCGAACTTCTTACGAAGGTTAAGGAAAATCTGATACTGGAGCATTCGGTGGATGATGGACTGATTGAAAGGTTCATCACTGCCGCCGTTTCTTATGCGGAAAGCTATCAGCACATCGAGGCAGGATATTATACGGAAAATGCGATGCCAGCCACCACGGAACAAGCCGTGATTATGTTGGCATCGCATTTCTATGAGTCAAGGGACGGTTCTACGGGCGGTTTCTTTGCCGATAACGTGCAAGCCGGACAGCAGGTCTGGAATACGGTCAATCTTCTGTTAAGGCTCGACCGAGATTGGAAGGTGTGACATGAGTTTCGGAAAAATGAACGGCTTTGCAGACATCATCATAACAAAACGCATCAAGGACAGCGAGGGTTTCACCACTACGGCGGATGAAATCCTCGCATCTATCCGTGTGTATAGAGAAGGTCGTCACGGCAGTGAACGGTGGGCAAACCTCGCCGCATTCTCCGAGGCAACCGACCTGTTCCGTTTCCGTTGCATTCCCGGTCTTACTGTTACCACAGACCACATTTTGGTGTGTGAAGATGGACGCTTTGAAATCACATCCGTTGAAGATGTGAAAGGCAGAGGGATGTATACGGAGGTGCTTGCGAAAAAGGTGGTGGCGACAAATGGCTAAAGTGGATATCAAAATGCCGGAGGAGTTTTTGCAGCGTGTTTCACGGCTTGGCTCGAACTTTGACCCTGTGGCAGAAAAGGTGCTTGAAGCCGGAGGCGAGATTGTTCTTGCTAAGGCACAGAGCAACCTTTCTTCCGTAGTCGGAAACGGTACAAAATATGAGTCCCGTTCCACGGGAGAACTGGAGTCAGCACTCGGTCTGTCCTCAGTAAAGATGGATAAGAACGGCAATCACAACATCAAGGTTGGTTTTGCAGAACCCCGCCGTGATGGTATCAGCAACGCAAAACTCGCCAATATCATCGAATACGGCAAACACGGTCAGCCTGCCAAACCTTTTATGAAACCCGCAAAAACAGCATCCCGTGCTGCCTGTATCAGTGCCATGCAGGATAAATTTGAAGAGGAGGTCAGAAAGCTGTGAGTGTACTTTCAGATATCAATACGGCTCTGGAGCCTTTGGGCATTCCACTTGAAACGGGTGTCTTTAAGGATGATGCGCCGGAGAAATATATCGTAATTGTGCCTATGGCAGACAACTTTGCACTTCATTCGGATAACGCTCCCAGATGCGATATCCAAGAGGCACGAATTTCCCTGTATGCCAAAGGCAGTTATACCAAAGAGAAAAACGCAATCGTCCGCGCCATGCTTGGTGCGGATTTTACCATAACTGACCGAAGATACATCGGTTATGAAACAGAAACAGGCTACTTCCATTACAACGTGGATGTGGCAAAACATTATGAAATGGAGGAATAATCAATGGCTACTATTGGTCTTGACAAACTGTATTATGCCAAAATCACCGAAGATGAGAACGGCAACGAAACCTACGCATCTCCGGTACAGTTGGCAAAGGCAATGACCGCTGATTTGTCGGTGGAACTTGCGGAGGCAACCCTTTATGCCGATGACGGTGCATCGGAAATCGTGAAGGAGTTCAAGTCCGGCACCCTTTCCTTGGGTGTGGATGATATCGGTGCTTCTACGGCATCCGACCTTACTGGGGCAACCATCGATGCCAACGGTGTTGTGGTTTCCACAAGTGAGGATGGCGGAGAGCCTGTGGCTGTGGGATTTAGAGCAAAGAAATCCAACGGCAAGTACAAGTATTACTGGCTCTATCGTGTGAAATTCGGTATCCCTGCCACAAACCTTGCTACCAAGGGTGACAGCATTACCTTCTCTACGCCTACCATCGAAGGCACAATCCTTCGCCGTAACAAAGTGGACGGTCAGAACAAGCACCCTTGGAAGGCAGAGGTCACCGAGGGAGATGCTGCTGTTGCAGCAGATATCATCACAAACTGGTATCAGGAAGTATATGAACCTTCCTATGCTACCGAGGCTGCGGAATAAGGAGGATATGACACATGGATAAAGAACGCTCTGCAATTATCAATATCGGTGGTGACGAGTATGAACTGCTTTTGACTACCAAGGCTACAAAGGAAATCGCAGGACGCTACGGCGGTCTTGAGAACCTTGGCGATAAGCTGATGAAATCCGAGAACTTCGAGATGGCCATCGGTGAAATCGTGTGGCTGATTACGCTGCTTGCCAATCAGTCCATCCTTGTCCACAATCTGAAGAACAAGGAAAACAAAAAGGATGTCCTTACGGAGGAAATGGTGGAACTTCTGACCACTCCCGTGGATCTGGCGGCATACAAGACCGCTATCACCGAGGCTTTGTATAAAGGCACCAAGAGAAATGTGGTCAGTGAGGCTGACTCAAAAAACGTGGCGGTCGAGTAAGTGACGATGAGTTATTTACTCGGCTTTTATATTACGGCATCGCCCATCTTCATCTGACCCAGGATGAGGTGTGGCTGATGCCGTTTGGTCTGCTCCTGGATTTATGGGAGTGCCACAAACAGTATAACGGGCTTGCAAAGCCTGTAAGGGAATATTTCATTGATGACATTATTCCTGCCGGAATCTGATGAAGGAGGTGGTTTGAAGTGGCAGATGATTTTGGCTTAAAAATCGGTCTTGAGGGCGAAAAAGAATTCAAGAAGGCACTGTCCGAAATCAATCAGTCCTTCAAGGTTCTCGGCTCGGAAATGAAGGTCGTACAGTCACAGTTCGACAAAAATGACAATTCCGTAGAAGCACTTACGGCAAGAAACCAGGTGCTGAATAAGGAAATCGAGGCACAAAAGCAGAAAATCGAAACGCTCCGTTCTGCCCTTGCCAATGCCTCCGAGTCCTTCGGTGAAAATGACCGCAGAACACAGGCGTGGCAGATTCAGCTTAACAATGCTACGGCAGCGCTCAATGATATGGAGCGTGAACTTGACCGTAACAATACGGCTCTTGATGAGGCGGAGCGTGAGATGGACGATGCCGCCGATGCTGCGGATGATCTGGAAGAAGAACTGGATGATGCCGGGGATGCTGCCGATGACTCCGAGGGCAAGTTCTCTAAACTCGGTTCTACACTGAAAACTGTGGGTGTGGCAATGGGAGCGGTGGTCACGGCTGCCGCTGCCGCCGCAGTTTCCCTCGGAAAAGCCGTGGTAGAAGCCTATGGCGAGTATGAGCAGTTGGTCGGTGGTATCGATACGCTGTTCAAGGATTCTTCTGCATCGTTGCAGGAATATGCCAATAACGCCTACAAGACGGCGGGTATGTCGGCAAACGACTATATGTCCACGGTCACTTCTTTTTCTGCATCCCTTATTTCTTCCCTTGGTGGTGATACCGAGGCGGCAGTAAAGTATGCGGATATGGCCATTACCGACATGGCGGATAATGCCAACAAGATGGGTACGGACATCGGACTCATCCAAAACGCATACCAGGGATTTGCCAAGCAGAACTACACGATGCTGGATAACTTGAAACTTGGCTACGGCGGCACCAAGACCGAAATGGAACGTCTGCTTGCTGATGCACAGGCTATTTCCGGTATCGAATATGACATCAGTTCCTATGCGGATGTGGTGGAGGCTATCCACGTCATCCAGGAAAGCGTGGGTGTGGCAGGAGCAACAGCAGCAGAAGCCGAGCATACCATTGAGGGTTCGATGAACGCCATGAAGGCTGCCATCAATAACCTTATCGTTGGTTTCGGTAATGCAGATGCCGATATTGAGATGCTCTGCAACAATGTGGTGGATGCGTTCCAGGATGTGCTGACTAATATTACTCCGGTGATTGAAAACATTATCTCGGCACTGCCAACGGCTCTGAATGCATTGTTAGCAACAGTGGGAGAATTGCTGCCGACCTTGTTGGATACGGTAGTTGACCTGTTTTCCCAGGTGCTGAACACTATACTGACTATGTTGCCGGAACTCATTCCCGTGGTGATTGATGCGTTAATGACCATCGTGAACACGCTGATAGAAAATCTGCCTCTGCTCATCGATGCCGCCATTCAGATAGTAATGTCTTTGGTACAGGGTATCGGAGAGGCACTTCCTACGCTGATTCCAACGGCAGTGCAAGCGGTCATTACCATTGTGCAGAGTCTGATTGACAGTCTGCCGATGATACTGGATGCAGCGTTGCAGCTTATCCAGGGGCTTGCAGATGGTTTGCTTACGGCGATTCCTGTTCTGATTGAGGCTCTGCCGTCCATTATTTTGGCAATCGTGGAATTTGTGATTGGTGCGATTCCTCAAATCATAGATGCAGGCATTCAGCTTTTGACCTCGCTTGTATCTGCATTGCCGGAAATCATCGTGGCAATCGTGGAGGCAATCCTTCAGATTATTGAGGGCATCATCACAGCAGTCCTTGGTTCGATTCCGCAGATTATCCAGGCGGGTATCGATTTGCTCGTTGCCCTTATCCAGGCACTACCGGAAATCATTACAACCATTGTGGCGGCCATTCTGGAGATTATCGGTTCTGTGGTCAATGCCCTTATAAACAGTATTCCGCAAATCGTACAGGCAGGTGTTACGCTTCTTACTTCTTTGATTAAGAACCTGCCTACCATCATCGTGGAAATCGTAAAAGCCGTACCGCAGATTCTGTCCGGCTTGGTATCGGCATTTGGAAAAGGAGTATCTCAGCTTGCAAGTGTCGGTGCAAACCTTGTAAAGGGTCTGTGGCAGGGTATCCAGTCCCTTGCCGGATGGCTTTGGGATAAGGTATCCGGTTGGATTTCTTCCATTTGGGACGGTATCTGCGACTTCTTCGGGATTGCCTCTCCGTCCAAGGAAATGGGATGGATTGGTGAAATGCTTGTGGAAGGTCTGGCAGGCTCCATCAATACCAACGGTAAAGATGCGGTTGCTGCCGCTGAAGGCATGAGCAAGGACATCAATGATGTGATGCACAGCCTTGCCGATGATATGACCACGGCACTTCCTACGGACTTTAGTGTGAACGGTACGGTCAACCGTAATGACGCTATATCCGGTGCGGGATTCGGCGGCGGTGCGCTTATCACCATTCAGCAGATGATTGTTCGAAGCGAAGAGGACATCCGTAAGATTTCCCAGGAACTTTACAACTTGATTCAGAGTGGCTCCCGTGCACAGGGACACTTCACTACGGCATAAAGGAGGGTTTTGAACTATGGGTTTTATTTTTAATGACATTACGTCGGGCAGCATGGGCATCAAAGCCCGCCTGACTTCCTGGCAGGTGTGTGGTAAGATGCGTAATTTTACCACCACTGTGCCGGGAAAATACGGTGTTGCAGACTTCGGCGCTGATTTCGATTACCGTGAAATCACTGTCCACTGCAACATTTATCCGAAACACAATTTTACGGCATTGGTATCTGCTCTGGACGATATCGCAGCATGGCTTGACCCTGTGCAGGGGTTACGCCAGCTTATTTTTGACGACGTGCCGGACAGATACTTCATGGCAAGGCTTAACGATGCCGTGGACTGTGAAAGGCTCGTCCGTTCGGCAGGGTCTTTTGATTTGAAGTTTTTCTGCCCAGACCCTTTCGGTTATGCCATCACCGATGAAACTTTCTCTATCACGGATGAAGGAACGCACACCGTGACCCGTGCCATCGGCAATATCGAGTCACTGCCTGTGTATCATATCAGCGGAGTGGTAACTGCCGGGGCAAGCAATTATATCAGCATTACCACAAACGGCTCGGAACTGAAAATCGTAAACGCAACGCTGTCAGAGGGAGAAACCCTTGTTGTGGATACGGATAAAATGACGGCCTATGTGGTGGATGAAAACGGTGAGACACTCCGAAATGGTCTGCCGTATTTACAGGAACTGAACTTTCCGACACTCGCTGTGGGAGATAACACGGTCACCGTGGAGGTAAGCAACGCCACGCTGACAGAATTACAGATACAAGCCAAGAGCAGATGGAGGTGACGGCATGGCTCTGAAAATGATACTGAACAAGCAGACAGATTTCACAGGCGAGTTTCCCGCAGAGTATGCCTCCTCCGGCTTGTGGCGTTTTAACGAATCTGCACCGAATGAAGATACTGCTCTTGCCGATTCTTCCGGTAATGGCAGAAACTTTACTGTTGTCAATTGGAGTGGCACAACGGCAAACTTAAGCAAAAGTCCGAAAGGCAGACAGATTCGTTTTAATATCAATAATCCGACCACGGAGAAAACCCACCTGCAGGTGACCAATGACGGTAGCATCTTCGCAAACCTGGGTGAGCGTATCATTGTGGGCGGTTGGATGTGTCCGACCACCTATTCTGTCGGTAACACTTTCTGTCCGATATTCAATACCCGTTACGGTCCGGGACAGCCAATTTTCTATCTGTCCCTGTATTCCGGCAAACCGAGAATTATGCTCTATAACTCTTCGGGCAGCTTGATTTTTGATAAGACTGTTACACCGTCTTTTTCTTTGCAGAACGGCAAGTGGTATTTTATTGCAGGGGTCATTGAACCGAATAACAAGCAGTTCACATATGTTGTGGGCGAGCGTTCTTCCGGTGTGGTTTGGAAGTCGGAAGTGCTGACCTTTACGGGAACGCTGAACGCATCCTGCACGGCGGATCTGGTCATTGGTATGCACGCCGACACCTATTACTACGCAGGTGGTTTTGATGAGTGGTTCTTGGACTGCGACTCTCCACTTACCGCAGACGATTTGGTGGATTACTTCAATGCCACCATTCTCTGTAACGGTGCTGACAGTTCCGCTGATGTGGATGCCCTTACCGATGCAAGCGGTGTAACGCTAAAAGCAACGGACGGTGTCTATCCCGAAAGCGGTGTCCTTTACACCATGGCAGCAGAGTGCAATCTCTCCGGCACGGGCAAGGTATCCTATACAAGTGAATATGTGGCAGGCACAACGGCTGTGGCATCGGTGGAAACCTCCACCAGTGATGACCTTGCCGATTGGAGTGATTGGGTGGCTGTGGGAACGGACGGCAAACTGCAATCTCCGAACCGAAACTATATCCGTTTCAAGGTCACACTGACCACTACGGATACAAGCAAAACACCGAAACTCATTGATATCCGCCTTTATGATATTCCAAAGGCTCCTTATGAGAAAATCGGCTATGCCCGTCCTGTTGTGCTTGATGATAACGGTGCGTGGGAGGCCATTCTGGAAAATGCCTACGATATCATCGTTACGGGCGAAATCAACGGCGAGGATACGCTGACCTTTTCCATTCCGTTCCGTGACAGCAAACGAAAGTACCTGGAGAATGAAAAGAAAATCCAGATCGTGGATGATGTGTATAAAATCCGTACCGTTACCGATGTGAAGGATAGCACCGGAAATACCGTCACGCAGATTTATGCCGAGGCGGGGTTTTACGATTTGACTTTCTCTGTCCGTAAGGAAGAAAAAAAGTTTGATGCGGAAACTGCGGATGTTGCAATGGCGTATGCCCTTGCTGATACCGAGTGGAGTGTGGGAACGGTCAATGTTACCACCAAGCGAACATGGACGTCTACGGAAAAGAACGCTCTGTCTATCTTACGCAGCGTTGCCAACCTCCACGGTGGCGACCTTGTTTTTGACTGTCCGAACCGACTGGTGCATCTGCTGACGGTAAACGGCAAAGACAGTGGTGCCTTGTTTGCATACAAGAAGAACATGAAAAGCATCGAGCGTGTGGTGGACACCCGTTCCCTTGTAACAAGGCTTTATGCGGTCGGTGCCAACGGCATGACCTTTGCAGACATTAACAATGGCAAGCCTTACCTTGAGGATTTCACTTATTCCAAAGAAGTGCGTATTACCACTTTGGATTGTTCTTCCTTTACTAACCCATATCAGATGAAGGAATACACAGCCATGCGCCTTGCGGAATACTGTAAGCCTTCCGTTTCCTATGTGCTGAATGCGATGGACTTGTCCGTGCTGACTGGCTACGAGCATGAAGCGTGGAACTTGGGTGATTATGTCCGTGTGGAAGATAAGGATTTGGGACTTTCCGTTACCACCCGTATCGTGCGCCGTGAATACAACCTGCAGGAGCCTTGGAATACCGTATTGGAACTTTCCACCACGCTCAAAAACCTGGGCAGTTCGGTCAGTTCCATTGACACCATTGCCGATGCTTTGGAAGGCACAGGAATGGTATCAAACAATGATATCCGTGAACTTGTGCCGTTCAATCATCTGCGAAATTCCCGTGCCGATGACGGTCTTGCCTATTGGGTGAGTTCTGGCTTTGAGGCTGACGGAGAAAACGGTGCATCCGGCACGGCATCCTTTAAGGCTGTGGGTGTGGAAGGCATGACCTTGAGCCTTGCCCAGACCGTGTATCCGTCCAACCGCAGCAGTTATACACTGTCGGCGCAGATTGCCTCGGATGACTTAAAGAAACTATCCGATGATGCCCAGATCGGCATTGAGGTGGTCATTGAATATGAGGACGGCAGCATAGAAACAAGATTTATTGATTTGTACTGACGGAGGTGCTTATGGCTTATTTTTCTAAAACACAGGAGAAGATTACGCCGGAAAGCTACTTCTCCAAAGTGAAATCCATTACGGTGCGTGTGTGCGTTACAGACTGCACAGGCACTTTTTATATAACCGACCTCTTGCTGCAGCCAGGTTCTGTAGCCACGGGATGGGTAGGTCATCCCTGTGAGATGAAGTGGGTGCTGGATGGCTAATCCGGTATTCATCCGATTGGCAGAGGTCATAAACAAAAAGCAGGATATGCGTGTCATGAGTGTTACGGTGAAACCTACAATCACCAACTGCTTCGGCACGATTTGGTTTACCGACCTTATGCTGCAAGAGGGACCGGCACTGACTGGCTATGTGCCACATACCGAGAGCAGACTTGTAGAGGGCGACAAAGTATGGTTCAACGGTGTGGTTCGCTCCAAAGAAACAGTCATTATCTGCAATGTCGGTGATACCTCCGGTGGCTTGGATGTCCATATTTATCCGAAATCCGATATGGCGGCAGGCTCGGTGCAGCTTGCCCAGGGTGTGGGTGGACAGAGGGTTGTATTTCCTAACAGACTTTCTGCGGAGGATGATTTGGCTCTGCTGGCTTCGGTAAGGGAATGCACCAAGAATGGTGTGACCGAGCCGAAAGAGGGTTTTTATCAATACAGTGCCGCTTGGGATTCCAAGCACAAGGTTACCTTGGAGGACGGTAAGTCTGCCAGGGTGCTTTTTGAATTGCAGCAGATGAAGGATGGAGGTGTGTCGATATGAGGGATAAGCTAAAAGGCAAACGCATTATGGTTTGGACTTTCATGGGCAATGCCAGAATGTACGAGGCTCTGCGTGATTATGGTGACCGCATCGATACAATCGGCCTGTTTTCTTTCAAGGTAGATGCCACGGGAACGATTACTGAAAGCGGTGTTGCTATCAGCAATATGCTGACCTACATCAACAAGTGGCCGCATATCCGTTGGCTGCTTACTGTTGCCAATGACGGTGCGAACTCCATCTTCAAAGCACTGCGCGATAATGTGGACGGTGCACAGGACACCTTCTGCTCCGAACTTGTCCGTATCATGGAGAAATACCCGTGGTGCAGTGGCGTGGATATCGACCTGGAAAAAGGCGATGACTATTCCACCCACGAAGCATCTACGGCGATGTTCAAACACATCTACGAAACCGTCAAAGCCTATGACCCCACCAAGGAGATGAACATCTGCCTTCCAGGTATGACTTCGGTCAACGGCTCGGTCGGTGGCGAGAACTGGTGCGTGTATGGTGATCTGGATAAATATTGCGATACGGCATCCATCATGAGTTACGGTATGGCTTGGGCTGGTTCTGCTCCGGGTCCTGTTTCTCCGAGGAGTTGGCTTGAGGGCATTTATGATTATGCTACCAGGGTAATGAATCCCGACAAAGTGTTCCTCGGTATGCCTGCTTACGGATGGAACTGGCAGATTTACGATACCCCGGAAAATCTCGGCAAGTATTATCGTGGTACTTCTCACACCTACTACGCTGCGAAATACTGGATGCAGGGTTTGTATAACTTTACCGACGATGCACCTCCACAACCGTTTATACCCATCGTTTCCTATTGGGATGATTACGATATGGGACCGTGGGCATTGCCTCATGTTTACGATTATATGGAAGGCAGAGATGCCGTTTATAAGGAATACCCACAGATGTCGGAAATCTACAACCGAAGAAGGTATCTGACGGCTTATACCAAGCAGCAAAAGACGGAGTTTGGAGAAATCCTTATCGACCACGATGCAGAACCGGACAGCTATTCCGGTGTAGTATCTGTGTCTGAAACCCTGGTAACTCTCGGCGATGAAGGTTCTGCCACCTACAAATTTACCATTGATGAGGCAGGAATTTATGATGTTGCCATTCGCCTGTGTTATCCGTTTTGGGATAAAAACAGCATTTACGCATCGTTAGATGGTAGCACCGTTCACTTTTCCGAGGACAGGCTTTGGTGGCCGTATTGGAGAACTACCTTCTGGACTACGCTTGCCAAGGGTGTGAGCCTTTCTGCCGGAGAGCATACACTGACCATTTCGGTTGGTGTCAACGGTGTGCAGTTCTACGGTTTTCGTGTCTGCGCCGACTTTTCTGAAGAACCGACCGCAGGGCAAGCGGAATACACCCTTGCTCCGAGAAAGTTCAAGGATGTAAATGGAGATATGGTGGGTCCCGCCACAGGCTTTAAGCTGACTTTGGAAATGCTACGCAGAAAGCCTGACTCGGCACTCGTTTGGTATGAGGATTTCCGCGATGAACAGAAAATCCCCGAAAGCTACTGGACGGTTCTGTCCGGTGAGTGGGATGTTTGGCAGGAGGATTTACCCTATGGTGATACGAGCCGACCGTACTCCCAGCTTGAGGGTTACGGTCAGCTTGCGTGGAATTATAACGGTTTTTCGGACATCCATCTAAGGGCGCAGATTATCTTCCCAGAAGATGGTGGTGGCAGGGCAGGAATTTTCCTTGGCTCATTGTTCTGCTGTTTTAATTATGATACGCAGCGTATCGAACTGTATGAGGGTTCTACACTGAAAGGCAGTTATGCCACGGACTTTTCCAAAACAGCAAAAGCAGACCTGCGTACCAATCCCAATGTTTATACCATTGAGATGCGTAAGCGTGGAAATAAGGTGCGTGTTTATTCCTCCGCATCCAATACGCTCAGATTCACGGCAACGGTCAGCAGTGGCGGCGGTTATGCGGGCATCCGTTCCGATAACCAAATCAACTGCCAACTGCTCCGTCTGGGTGATGCCTGGACATATGAGCCATACGAGAGGTTCGATGTGGTGATGCCCGACGGTACGGAGACTACCTTCGGCAGGATTGAGCGCAGCAACTGCACATGGGATGAGGAGTTTCAAGTATTCACGCTGACTTCCGATGTGGAGGAATCGTCCACGAGAAGTGAAAGCATCTCCCTGGACTACGAATTTTACCATTCTCACATCATGCCACTTGAGTGCGGGAATGACTATACGGCAAAAATCATCCCAAGGGACATCAACATTTGGATTTCACGATTGTTCCTTGGGGATTCGGACGGCTTTTCCATTCTGTATTACCAGGATGTGGACAGCCTGATTTATTGGGCGAACCAGGCGGCATACCGATGGAAACTGCGAGGGATGTGTATGTGGTCCCTTGGGCAGGAAGATATGCGAGTCTGGGAGTGGCTGCCCAAGCAAACTGAATAACGGCTTTAAGGGGTATCTGCTATATGGTAGGTGCCCTTTTTGCATACAAAAATTTATGAAAGCGAGGATTTTACTATGAAGGATTTATGGAACACCATTCAAATCATCTTTGCCGCCATTGGTGGTTGGCTCGGTTGGTTTCTCGGTGGGTTTGACGGTCTGCTCTATGCACTGATTATTTTCGTGGTTGTGGATTACATCACGGGAGTCATGTGTGCCGTTGTGGACAAGAACCTTTCCAGTTCTGTCGGGTTTAAGGGCATCTGTCGAAAAGTGTTGATTTTTGCGATGGTAGGAATCGCACACGTCTTGGATGCCAATGTCATCGGTGACGGCAGCGTACTGAGAACGGCGGTTATTTTCTTCTATCTCTCCAATGAGGGCGTGAGCCTTTTGGAAAACGCATCCCATCTTGGCTTGCCGATTCCGGAGAAGATGAAAGAGATTCTGGAACAGCTCCATGACCGCGACAATAAGGAAAGCGAGGGCAAATAACATGAATTTACGCAAACTTATTTTAACGGAAAACGCCTGCTACAAGGCAGGCAAGAAAATCACGGTCAAAGGCATCATGGTTCATTCCACGGGTGCCAATAACCCGAACCTCAAGCGTTATGTGGGTCCCGATGATGGTCTGCTTGGTAAGAACCAGTACGGCAATCATTGGAACACCTACCATCCCGGTGGCAGAGAGGTCTGTGTCCACGCATTTATTGGGAAACTGGCTGACGGCACCATTGCTACTTACCAAACACTTCCTTGGAATCATCGTGGATGGCACGCCGGGGGCAGTGCAAACAACACCCATATCGGCTTTGAGATTTGCGAGGACGGTATTACGGATTATGCCTACTTCAAGAAGGTGTACCGTGAGGCCGTTGAACTTTGTGCATACCTCTGCAAGGAGTATGGTTTGACCGAGCAGAACATTATCTGCCACTCCGAAGGCTACAAGCAAGGTGTCGCATCTAACCACGGTGATGTGATGCACTGGTTTCCGAAACATGGCAAGAGCATGGATACCTTCCGTGCAGAGGTAAAGGCACTCCTGGCTACAGCCGATGAGGAGAAGGAGGAAACTCCCGCAGAGCCGACGGTGACTTATCCCGAAAAGTTGACCACAGGCTATTATCGTGTGCGTAAGGATTGGAAGGACAGCAAGTCCCAGGTGGGTGCTTATCGCATCCTCTCCAATGCGAAAGCGGCGGCAGATAAGAACCCCGGCACTTTTGTTTTTGCCAATGATGGTACTGCCATCTATCCTGCGGACAGCACAGCCGAGCCGGATTATCGTGTTCATACGGTGGTCAAGGGCGATACCCTTTGGGATATTGCCGTGCAGTATCTCGGCAAAGGCAGCCGTTACACCGAAATCAAAAAACTGAACGGACTGACTTCCAATGTGATTTACAGCGGTTGGAAACTCAAGATTCCGAACTAAGATGATGCCCTTTGAGGATTTTTCCTTGAAGGGCATTATTTTTTTGCCCATTTTGGGGTTCGATTTATCCTGTCTTTTCGCTTATAGGCAGAGGGGAACATTTCCACCGTTCCCCGGACTGGAGGAATCGATATGGAAGTAAGACAGATTGAAAATTTTAAGATACCGAATGCCGTGGCGCATGAAATCACACAGGAGGAATTGCAACGAGAATTTGACTATTACAGGGCACAGCAGATGCTTGAAACCATGTTCATGTTCGGAATGATTTCTGTGGATGAATTCCACAAAATATCGGCTTATAATCGCAAAACTTTCTCCCCTTTTTTGGCGGAGATTATGGGCTAAATGACTTGATATTTTCGCAATAGTACGGGAATATGTCACTACCCAAAAAGCGAGGTGAGTTGATGAAAAGGATAACAAAAATCGGGGCAAACGAAACCCTGATTCAAAAGAAAAAACTAAAAGTGGCCGCCTACTGCCGTGTATCTACGGCAAGTGACGAGCAGCTTATCAGCCTTGATGCACAAAAGGCCCATTATGAGAGTTACATCCGTTCCAACGATGAATGGGAGTATGTGGGTCTTTACTATGACGAGGGTATCACAGGCACGAAGAAAGATGTCCGTGCCGGACTTCTTTCCATGATTGCAGACTGCGAGGATGGGAAGATTGAGTTCATCATAACCAAGTCCATCAGCCGTTTTGCACGTAATACTACGGACTGCCTGGAGATGGTGCGAAAACTGACAGATCTGGGTATTTCCATTTTCTTTGAAAAGGAGAATATTAATACGGGTTCGATGGAGAGCGAGTTGATGCTTTCCATTTTGAGCAGTCTGGCAGAAAGTGAATCAGTGTCCATTTCCGAAAACAGCAAATGGTCGGTTCAAAGACGTTTTCAGAACGGCACCTTTATCATTGCCTATCCACCCTACGGATATGACAACGATAACGGCACGATGGTCATTGTGCCGGAACAAGCAGAGGTCGTAAAAGAGATTTTTGCAGCCTGCCTTGCAGGCAAAGGTACACACGCCATTGCCAAGGAACTGAATTCCAGAGGACTTAAAACCAAAAAGAATGGCAAGTGGGGTGCGGGTGCTGTGAACGCTATTCTTACCAACGAGAAGTATACGGGCGACGTGATTTTTCAAAAAACTTACAGCGACAGCAGTTTTAACCGCCATATCAATTACGGCGAGCGCGACCGTTTCCTTTGCCAAAACCACCATGAGCCGATTATCAGCCATGAGGATTTTGACAAGGTTCGTGCAGTTCTCGACCAAAGGGCGATGGAAAAAGGAAACGGCACTGATACCTACAGATATCAGAACAGATATTGTTTCTCCGGCAAAATCAAGTGTGGAGAGTGTGGTGCCACTTTCAAGCGCAGGCAACATTACAAACCAAGTGGAGATTATGTGGCTTGGACTTGCGGAACACACTTGGAAAGCAAAGAGAATTGTTCTATGCTCTACATTTCCGATGAGGGCATTAAACTGGCTTTCCTTACTATGATGAATAAACTGGTCTACGGTCACAATGCCGTGCTGAAACCACTCCTGCGAACACTGTGTGGTATGGACGATAAGGACAGACTACTCCGAATACAAGAACTGGAAACTCGCATGGAAGAGAATACTGATCGAAAGCAGACTCTTACAAGCCTGATGGCAGCAGGATTCTTGGAACCTGCCGTTTTCAATAAAGAAAATAATGCCCTTGTGGTGGAGGAACAACAGTTGCGACAGGAAAAGGAACAGTTGATGAATTCTGTAGGTGGAGACAAGGTCAAAATCAAGGAACTGCAAAAACTGATGGCTTTTACCTCCAAGGGCGAGATGTTAACTGAATTTTTGGATGATACATTCCTTGCCTTTGTGGAGACCATTACGGTGGAAACAAGGGAGCGAATTGTGTTCCATTTGAAATGTGGTCTGAATTTAACTGAAAGGTTGGTGATGTAAATGACAGCACATATTCCCTATGGATATCGCATAGAGGATGGCAAGGCTATGGTGGATGAAATCCAGGCAGAACAGGTCAGAACTTTCTTCAAAGAGTATATTTCCGGCAAAGCACTGAAGGTGGCTGCCGAAACGGTAGGCTTGAAGATATTCCACGGTAGTGCCGGGCGAATGCTCCGAAATACCCATTACCTTGGGGATGATTATTATCCTGCCATCATAGATCAGGAATTGTTTGACAAGGCGGAAGAAGAACGTCAGTCGAGAGCCAATCAGCTTGGCAGGGTCAGAGAATTAAAGGTTAAGGAAACACCTTCTGCTCCCCTGCATTTTACGATGGGAAAGCAGATACAACAATTTGAAAATCCATTCAGACAGGCAGAATACGTCTACAGTTTGATAGAAAGCGAGGTGGAAATGAATGGAGGCAACTAAGAATATAACCGTGATTCCGGCACGAAGGCGTGTCGGCAATACTGTAAACAAAGAAGAAAAGCCAAAGCTGAAGGTTGCTGCATACTGCCGTGTTTCCACGGACAGTGATGAACAGGCTATCAGTTATGAGGCACAGGTGGAGCATTACACCGATTTTATTAAGAAGAACACCGAATGGGAGTTTGCCGGAATATTCGCTGACGATGGTATAACAGGCACTAACACCAAAAAGCGTGAGGAGTTCAATCGTATGATTGACGAGGCTATGGCGGGCAGAATTGACATGATAATTACTAAGTCCATCAGCCGCTTTGCTCGAAACACACTGGACTGCCTTAAATACATCCGACAGCTAAAAGAAAAGAACATCCCCGTATATTTCGAGAAGGAAAACATCAATACGATGGATGCCAAGGGCGAGGTTCTTCTTACGATTATGGCGAGCCTCGCACAACAGGAAAGCCAATCCCTCTCCCAGAATGTGAAGTTGGGATTCCAGTATCGATACCAACAAGGGCAAATGACCGTAAACCACAACCGTTTTCTTGGATTTACCAAGGATGAAAAGGGGCAGCTGATTGTTGAACCCGATGAAGCTGTAGTGGTCAAACGCATTTTCAGAGAATACCTTGAGGGCGCAAGCTTGCAGCAGATTGGCAGAGGCTTGGAGGCTGACGGCATTCTTACGGGTGCCGGGAAAAAGAAATGGCGACCTGAAACCTTGCAGAAAATCCTCAAGAACGAAAAGTATATCGGTGATGCCCTCCTTCAGAAGACCTATACGGTGGATTTTCTGGAAAAGAAGCGTGTGCCGAATAACGGCTTGGTGCCACAGTATTATGTGGAGAATAGCCACGAAGCCATTATCCCCCGTGACCTTTATATGCAGGTGCAGGAAGAAATGATTAGACGAGCCAATCTCCACAGCGGGCAAGACCGAAAAAAGCGTGTTTATAGCAGTAAATACGCACTTTCCAGTATCGTGTACTGTTCCAAGTGCGGAGATATTTACCGTAGAATTGCATGGAACAATAGGGGTAAACATTCCATCGTGTGGCGTTGCTGCACCAGGGTGGAACATGGTCCGGGAGCCTGCAATGCCGATACCATTCAAGAGTCGGAACTTCAAAACCTTACGGTCAGATCCATAAATATGGTACTTGGCAAAAAGGAGTCGATGAGCGAAACCTTACAGAAAAATGTAGAGGCGGTGCTTACCGGAGCAGATGGCGTTCCACTTGATGAAATTGACAGCCGTTTAGAGCAGCTACAGAAGGAACTTCTAAAGGTAGCTAACGCCAAAGGCAATTATGACAGCATCGCAGATGAGATTTATCACCTTCGAGAAATAAAGCAGAACGCCTTGGTGGACAATGCCGAGCGTGAAGGAATGAAACAGCGAATCAGTGAGATGCAGCAGTTCCTTTCGGAGCAGACACAGGAAATCACCGAATACGATGAGCGGTTGGTTCGAAGGCTGATTGAGAAAATAACGGTCTACGAAGAAAAAGTCACAGTGGAGTTCAAATCCGGCACAAGCATAGATGTGAGAAGATAAAGAATATTCCATACGGTTAGCACCTTGCAGAAATGCAGGGTGTTTTCTGTTACAAAAAGTTCATAGGCAGTTTATGTGGATATATTGTAATTTGGAGAATTGTGTGGTATAATAAATTATCTTATTTGTGTTAGAACTAATGAGCCTTGCGAATAGGAGTGGCAAATGTATGATTAGAAACAATATAGAAGTAGATGTAAAAGTAAAGTGCATAGAGAATGAAACCACGCAGGCGCAGCTTGCTGATACAATCGGAACAACAGGTCAGTATGTAAACCGTATCATCAAAAAGAAGGATGGCGTTGTAAATAAGACCTTCGTTCAGATGCTTGAGGCTCTTGGGTATGATATCGAATTGACTTATGTGAAACGTGAGGGATAA